TTTCTTTTAGTAAAATTTTTATTCTATCTTTTCGTTGTTGTTCTTGTCGTTGTTGTTGTTTACGTTGTTGTTTTGCAGTCCACTGTTGTCGTATACGTTCGTATCGGTCTATTTTACTTCCATCGTAATTTTCTGCTTCTAGAATTTGTTGTCTTAATTTTTTGTGATTAAACATTACACTATCTAGTTCATCTTCTCGTTTGTCTTCTTTATCTGATTCTTTACTTTCTTCTTCATCTGATTCTTTACTTTCTTCTTCATCTGATTCTAGTTGTTCCATTACTCTTATTTGTTCTACTGTTAATGGTGATTGTTCCATTACTTTTAATTGTTCTACTGTTAATGGTGGTTGATGCGATATTAAGTCTAGTGTTCGGAGTCGTTTATCTAATTCTTGTATTGTTAGTAATTCACTACGTAATATTGGTTCTCGATCTATTAGTTCTTGTACTTGTAGTTTTCCTCTCCGTAATTTCCTATTTTGTTGTTTGAAAAGTTTATTTGCTAGTATTTGTATTTCTTGTCGTAGTTGATATATCCTTCCTATATATTCTCCTATTGTTTTTTCTTTTATTTTTTCCTCTTCATTTGTTATCGGCATTGTATTTACTTCCTTTAATATTTGTAATATAGATATTATTTCTTGTTGTCTTATTGTAATTGATTCTATAAATTTTTGTTGTTTATCGTGTGGTATTTGTAGTTGATTTAATCGTTCTTGTAGTAGTTGTAGTAGTTGCTGTTGTCTTTCTACTTCTTCATCTAATACTTTTTGTTCTTGTTCTTCTCGTTTTCGTTCTTCACGTTTTCGTTCTTCACGTTCTTCATCTGATGTTTGTTCTTCTTCTGATGTTTGTTCTTCTTCTGATACTTGATTTTGGAATAGTTCTTCTAGTTCTTGGTCTAGTATTTTATCTCGTATTTGTTGTCGTTGTTGCTGTCGTTGCTGTCGTAATTGTTGTCGTTGCTGTCGTAATTGTTGTCGTTGCTGTCGTTGATGTTCTTGTTGTTCTTGTTCTTGTTGTTCTTGTTGTTGTTGTTGTTGCTGTTGCTGTTGTGGTGGTGGTTGCTGTTGTTGCTGTTGTGGTGGTGGTTGCTGTTGTTGTCGTTGTTGTTGTCGTTGTGGTGGTGGTTGCTGTTGTTGTCGTTGTTGCTGTTGTGGTGGTGGTTGTGGTTTCTGTTGTTGTCGTTGTTGTGGTTTCTGTTGTTGTCGTTGTTGTGGTCGTGGTTCGTTAAAAAAGCCTTCTAATATATTTTTTTCTTGTAGATTTTGTTCTCGTTGTAGTTGTAGTTGTCGTTCATGTTCTCGTTCTTGTCGTTCTCGTTCTCGTTCTTGTCGTTCTCGTTCTTGTCGTTCTCGTTCTTGTCGTTCTCGTTGTTGTTGTTGTCGTTGTTCTTGTTGCTGTTGTTCTTCAACTCTTTTTTGTTGGTATTGTCGTTCTCTATCTCTCACAGTAAATAAATTATTTTCTATTTTGTTAGTTTTCTGAATATCAATATCATCAATGTCCTGTATAATATTAGTCGGCGGTTTAAGAAAGTTTAACATTTTATCTAAAAACCCCATATCTTTTTTTTCGGGTTCTTTTATATTTTCAAGTTCAATTATTTGTTTAGGTTCTTGTTTTTTCTGTATTGGTTCAGGAATAGGTTCATCATCTTCATATGCGCGAGATGTTAATTTCATTTTATTAGTAATATCATGAATTACAACACTACGAATAGTATAGAAATGATATAAATCAATCAAATAATCTCGAATTTCATCAACCACAGCCTTATTTATTTCTTTTGGAATTGTTGGAATTTCCGGTTTACTTACATACCAATTATCAGGTATATTAAACTCAAGTCTTCCAGAACTTGTAATACCAGCTTTTTTAAGTAATAATCGCACATATTCGCGATCTATATTATACTCGGAATTAACACCTAATGATAGGCGCAATTGACGAGTAGACATCTCCCATTTATCGTGCACATGATAACGACGACATAAAGCTTCTATCATTTCTTCTTTAGTTGAATATCTCGATAATGATTCGGGTGTCTCATTGAAATTAACAAAGTAACCAAACATATCATATATTTAATAGTATAATAATAATTTGTATTTATAATATTAAATTATTATTATTTATAATTAACTATTATAATTATTGTAAGCGAAATTATTATAAATAAACCAATAACCATAGTTATAAATGTGTAAATTGATAAATAATTAACTTATTTTTATTGTAGTATGATATATAAGAATGAAAGGAGATAAAAGTAAAAATGTTATTTATCTAGACAATAGTGGTACGACGCCAATGGACGATAAAGTAATCGAAGAAATGACATATTGGTGTAAAAATGCGCAAAACCCTAGTTCAAGTAGTAAATTAGCTAAAGAATCGAAAGAGATTTTAGAAAAAGCACAAAATAGAATGCTAGAATATTGTTATGCAACTAAGTTATACACTGTTTTATTTACCAGCTGCGCTACTGAAAGCAATTCATTTATATTATTGTCTACTGTAGATGCATATTGGCGCGAAAAACGTATAATCCCTACCGTAATTGTTTCTGCTATAGAACATTCGAGTATAATAGAATGCACTATAGCACTTGAAAGAAACGGGCGTGCAAATGTATGTTATATTATGCCAAATATTGATGGTGTTATACCAATTAATAGTATTGAACTTGCAATAAAATCGCATTCACATATTGCAATAATAAGTATTATGTTCGCAAATAATGAATTAGGTGCAATAAATAATGTGAAAGAAATAGGTGCTTTAGCACATTCATTTAAAATTCCTTTACATGTTGATGCTGTACAAATGTTTGGAAAATATAGGATTAATTTACATGCATCGAATATAGATGCTTTGAGCGCGAGTTTTCATAAATTTAATGGACCTCGTGGTTTAGGATTGCTTTATATAAAGAATGAACTAATAACCGGCTACAAATTGGAAGCACAGATATTTGGAACACAGCAATTCGGATTACGCGCTGGAACAGAAAACATTCCTGCAATTGCTTGTTCTATAGTTGCGTTAGATAGAGCATCACAAGATCGCGAAAGAAAAAACGAGCATTTATGGAAAATGCGTGACGAACTGATTACCGGACTTAAAAATCTTTATCCTATTGGCGATTATTCTTCATATGTACAAACTAATAGAAAAAATTATATTGATGGAAATATAAAAGAATTTGATACATCATATGAACCAGGTGTACATGGTGATTTAGCACTAAATGAAGATGTTGTAGAAGTCCGCGAACCAGTAGAGTTGGTTTTTTTAGGACCAACTAATAAAAGTTCTATTCTTCCACATATTTTATCAGTAGCCGTTGTTAAAAATATTGAAGATAATATAGGAAATTTTTGTAATATAAAATTAAAAGAAGCGCTTGATGAAAATAATATTGTGGTGAGTATAGGTTCTGCATGCAATACTGATAAAAAAGAAGCAAGTCACGTAATGCGCGCAATTCGTGCTCCGCCAATAATTAAAAGAGGTGTGATACGAATTTCATTGGGTGATCATAATACACACTCAGATATAAAAACATTTATACACAAATTTGATGAATGTGTTAAGATGCAAATAGAAGATACTAAACCAACAAAAAAACAAATTAATAATACAAAAATAAAGAAATCGCTAACACCAGAAGATAATAAAATAAATATAACAAAAAATAAACAATCGCTATCTAATAAACCTACTGGTAATTCAATAGTAAAACAAACTAAACCGAATAGTAAAATGAATAGTAAATCAGATAAAGTTTCTAATGAAAATAAAGAAGAAAATAATAAAACAACAATAAAGAAAACTACTATAGTAAATAAAAAAAAAGGTAATAAATAACGCGTTTACTCAAACGTTTCTGGTTCATCGCAACTCGAATCTGCGGTATCTGATTCACTGTCACTAATATCATCAACAATTCTTAGAATTAAATTAATTCCGTTATTATGTGCATCATTAATAAATCTATCAAAATATCGGGAATATGGAATTCCTCCAAGTGTTCGTGTTAATTTAATTTTTTTATTTTGAAGTTGTGTAAGAATAATATAATGAGGGTCATCTTTATTATAAGTGTCATCCCAAACTAGTTTAATTTTTTTAAGTGACATTGTTCCACCATATGAATGTCGGATAAATTCTCTTCCATATAGCAATCGCGATAATTCATTCATAAGCAATACAATATCAGTATAATCTGTAGTATTTTTTGTATAAATAATTTTATTTTTTTCCATTATGTATATGATATATAACGTTAATAATTAACTTTAAATAGATATTTTTAATAATAAAATAATCGTTATAATAAAATAATTGTTATAATTTAACTTTATTAATAATATTCGCAATTTTTGTTTATTTGAATGATTTAAATCGTAATGGAATTATAAATCTTTTACTGAGATAAATAACAGTAGTAACTGAAACTGGTAATGTTACGGTAGATGTGTCGAGACTAGCGATAGTAAAAGTCATAGGGGTCATGTTTGAAATAGTAAACCCTGCAACAGAGTTAGCAAGAATAATAGTGTTGTTATCTGTTGCTGTATTACTAGTTGTAAAACCTACTAATGCAATTAAATCACCGTTATTTAGCCCGTGTGGATTGTCCGTTGTTATAGTAGTAGTTGCACCAATTGTAACCGTGGCTGTATCACGGTCGCGGCCAAATATAATTTTTTCAAATGGTGTAGCAAATGAAATACTTAATGTACTTAATTGTGTAATAGCTGGTTCAAAAAGCATTTCAGTATTATCATGCACTGGTATAAGTTTTAATCTTCCTGAACCTGGTGTTGTTACTTTTTCTACACTAAATAAAAAATGATAACGAACATTAGATGTTGTATAAGTACCGTAAGAACTGAACTCGGATATAAACATACTTATTTGTTTAAATTCATCAATAGTTGTATTTTCTATCATTGGAAAATACATAATGCCACAATCAATACTAAATATCTGTGTAATTTGATAGATAGAAATAGCCGAACCTTGAATCCAATTCGACGTATTTGAACTACTATAAACCCAATTTATACTATTTCTTGTAGAAGGATCTGATTCAGACAATAACCTATTTTTTGTATCAAGAGTTAATTCAACTGTTTGTGTATAACTATTATATCCATTACTACTACCTCCGCCACCTGAAGAAATTTGTGATGGTCCTAATTGTTTTAACATCGTCAATATATTTTGAAGACTTTCACCAGAAATAGAAACTTTTTGTATTTTATCGTTGTCGTTACCGCCTACTTCCACATTAGAAGTAATTAAATTAGTAACATGCGAGTCACCAGGCGACCCATCTAGTTTTATAACTCGTTGACTATATTCTGCATAAGTAATGTCTTCTTCAATAACAGGAATAGGGAATTTAGTAGATAATTCATTAATAAGATATTCACGACATTTAGTAAGACTGTCGAATCGCATAAAAAAGTCAACAGTTGCAATTTGTTCCATAGTATGCGCAATATTTGCAACATCAACATCACTTAATTTTTTAACTTTTTTTTGAACACCATTAATAACTTTTTTAATACTATCTTCATTTAAGAAAGCATCCTTTATCTGGGAAAATCTGCTCATTATTAATATATTATACAATGATATAATTTATTGATTTATAAAAGATTTAATTACTATGAAAGATTAATTATGTATCATAAATATTTTATTTAAAGTAAGAATCTAATTCAGCGTTGCCGGTATCTTCTAATACATCTCTTTCCCACCAAATTCTGTCTTCATTATTATCAAGCTCATGACTATAAATAGATTTCGCAGTTGCACGAATAGAACGTGCTTGATTTGTTTGATTTTCATATGCACGAAGTGCGCGAACTTTATTTAATGTATAAAATTTATTATCTCCGTAATTAAGCGCATAACGGTCGTCTGAGTTACTATATCCGGCACCAAATTTAATAATTTCACCATTTCCTATACTGGGGTTATCTTTTTTAACTTCAATACTTTTACTGTTATATTCCCTATTGACAGTATCATTACTACTTATAATATCTGTTATAGCAATACCATCCATAGCAATACAATCTATACCATTTGTTCGTGTTTTTAATTCTAACAATAGCATTAGATTTACTGCGGTTAAGTATAAAATACTAACTGTTAGTAAACCAGTCCAACCGAATAGTACAACAACTAATACAAAGAATAAAAATATAAAAATCCCGTATTTCATTTACTATATATTATATGCAGTATAATAAAAAAATAACAAATGGTATTATAAATGTAGTAGTATAAAAAATTTATGCAAAAAATAATTCTATTGTCGGTATCTAGTAGGTTCTGCATAATATTTAAAATTCTTATAATGTAACTCTAGATCTTCGCGAATATATCTTCGAATTTTACTATATTCGAAGACTTCCCCTGACCGCTGTATAGACGAACATATATTTTGACGTTCTGTTATATATAAATTACAATATTGTATTTGTATATCGGATATTTTGTCATCGCTCCATCCCATTTCTTTATTTGTTTTTGTATTAATATTTATCAATGGTTCGTTTATTTTATCATAATATAGACAAAACTCAGCGACACCTAACATTTTTCCGCCATTTATTTTTTTTGTTGCAAACCATAATATATCGCCTTCTTTCATCGTTTTAATTTTATTTTTTAGTTGATTATTTTTATAATGACTTCTATTATCATTTTTATTAGTATTAATACCCCATATAGGAAACTTACTATTTATGAAGTCATCACAATCGTCAATTCTTATTACCCAATATGTCATGTCTACATTTTATATAAAGTATATTCATTTTTATTACGATATTCAAAAAATTATTATATAATATAAAACAAGTTATTATTCAGCCGATTCGTCATCGTTATCATTTGTATCTTCTGTTGTACTAAGCATATTACTTATTCCACTTACTAAATTAGTCATATCGCCCATATCATCATTACCTGTATCAACTTCGACATTTTCGCAATTATTATTTTCATCGTCTAGGTTATTAATTTCGGGGTCGTCTTTAGATTTATTTTCATCATACGACTTTATTGCTGTATCCATTGTTTTATCTAATGTCTCCATAACAGACTTAACTTCTTTTGGTGCATTTTTCATATTATTTGAAATGAATTTACGCAATTTGTTGAATTCAAAAATAATATTAGCATTCTGTTTTTTTGATGCTTGATCCGATGCGACATCTGATATAAAACTTTCAACAAATGTCATTGGATTTTTTGATTGTGCAAAATCTTTATAATAAGTACCAATATTAGATTTAAATATATCAGCTCCTTCTTGTAGTTTATTTAATGCATTCTTACATCGCGCGAGTTCTGGTACTCCTTTAATCATTTCAAACATATTCATAATATTTGCAGAAAACTCATCTATGTCGATATCTGGTGAAGTGTATTCATCATAAATAACTTTACTATTTTTATATAACCGACTTAAAATATTAAGAATAAATTCTCTTATACTACTATTTCCTCTATAATCACCCCATAGTAATGACAAATCAATATGTGTAAAGTCAAATATATTTACACCGATTGACATTTTTTTAATCCATGAATCGCTTGGCGGTTCTGTTTCTAGATATTGTTTATACTCTATAAGTTGTGAATAAATTGAAATACATTCTTGTACAGATTCAGAATCACGAAATTCTTTCCAATTATCCTTAATGTTCAATAAATTTAAATTTGCATATTTTTCTAATGATTTTTGAATTTTGATACCATGTTTATTAATACTACTAAAATCATAATCTGCAAAACACATAGCTATATGACCGTCAGGCTTTCCAAGTGTACATAAAAATTTATGAATTTTTGTTATAGAAGAAAACATTGTTTCATATTTTGTAATTATTATTTCTGGTTTTGCAGCATCAGGATTAAGAATATAATCAAGTGTGTCTGCCATAGACTCGTTACCGCCAAGTGTTTTTTTAATTATTTTACAACTAGAGCGAGATTTTCCCATAATTGTATTACTAAAAAAAATAATATAATCTATTTCGTATACTATATTTAAATGCTATATCTAAAATATTGGAACTTTATTCAATTTAATTTTCTAAACAAAGCCATTTGTCTATATAACTCTATAACATCTTTAAAAATAAGAATACGCTCGGTTTCACTCACTGATAAAATAACACTGCGAACATTTTCCATCATTGAAATAATATCATCTTCTAGCTTAGAACCATCTATTGACGTTTCTTGTCCAAAATCAATAGTATTCAAAATACCCCAATTATAAACATCTCCTTTTTTAATCTGTAAAAGCAAATCATTATGTCTCCATGCCTTTTCATTATTTTCGATAAGAAAATTTGGTGTATTTCTAATAACAATATCTACGTGTGTTACCATAAGCTCTGATGTTGGAGACTTCATAATATAATTAAGCTTTGATACGATAGCTTTTATTATTTTGTTAAACTTTGACATTATTGCGAACTTCTCATCATTCATTTTGAATAATTTATAATATATACGTTTAAATATTTAACAAAATTAAATTATTATATGGTTATGAAAATTTGTATAGAAAATATAAACATTTGTATAAAAAACATTTGTATAAAAAATATAAACATTTGTATAAAAAACATTATATAAAAAAATTATTTATTATCAATTGATTGTGAAATCACTTCGAATTTATTCAATCATCTTGCGTGCAAATTCAGCCAATTCACGCGCTTCTTCGTCAGCTTTGCGTGTTCTTTCTTCAGCATCACGAAGCCCCTGAATCATATCGAAAATGTTTTTGGTTTGTTGTTTTTGTTTATCTTCCAATCGAAGCCAGTCCAACCAATAGTCAACGATTTCTTTGTCACCCATATCCCTGCCGATTTGTTCAAATTCCTCGAGTTTTGTGATATTTTTTTTCTCGCTTTCCAATTTCATCAGTTTGACTTTTTCTTCCAGCTTTGAAATAGTGTCAGCAGTGACCGAAACAGATGACACAGTTGAAACAGATGTGATTTGTTCATCTTCATCTTTCATATCAGCCCAAGCTATCTTTACCTCCGGAATTGGTTTGGGTTTGATTGCTTGAACTTCCTCGATTGATGGGGACTTCACTTGTTGTGGTTTCAAATGCATCTTATCTTCTATGATAAACCGCTGAAATTCTTCAGTTATGTTGAGTTTTATAATGAAACCAGATTGGCCGATTTCGTTGATGTATGTAGCAACATCTTTTACAGATTGATTTTGTCCTTTACAAACCAACGAATTACAATATTTTGCATTGCACTTCGGTGCGCTGTTGCACGGTTTCTCGGTCCAACTTGAAATCAGGCTGATCTTTGCACCATTGTATGTTGATAATGCAACGAGATATTCAAACTCTTTGTATGTTGCAGTTACCAATGTTTTGCCATACGTATCGCACTTGTAAATATTAAGCACAAGTGTTCCAATAACGTCGATGTTAATGTTGTTCCAGTCGGCAACGCTAACCACATTCACGATCTTGCGGATTGCGGAGCTCATCGTTCAAACAGTCGAATGTTTAACGATATATAAATTATAAATTCATTTTTTTTAATTATAATAAAATAGGTAAAATTCAACTATTTATATATTTTTCATCAAAAAATATAACATTATAAAATAATATAACATTATAAAATAATATAACATATATAAAAAAAATATCATATTTTATAATGTAAATATCTTATTTTATAATGTAAATATCTTATTTTATAATGTAAATATTTTATTTTATAATGTAAATAATCTAACTTATGGCTATCTTAGTAATCATGACTGCGAAACTTTATCAGCTATAAATGTTAACCAATTTTGTTCATTTTCTTTCGTTTTACCATTATATGGTAGTGCAAAATTATTAGTTAGCATAACATCAGATACTGAACAATATTCACCATTATCATTTTTATAAAAAATATCTGCAATTAATCTACCACCATATTTATCATTATCTATAATGCGCGCGATATATATATGTTCTGGTTTTAACAATGTTTGTAAAAAATTACGTGATTTTATTGCATAGTTTTTAAGTATTGGATTGCGTGATTTGATTTCTGCGGTATCAATTCCATAAATTCGTAACCCAAATTTAAATCCGGTAATTCCAAGGACTAATAATACGTTAACAGTATCACCATCATACACAGATACAACCTTTACAAGATGCCATCCAATAAAAGAACATTTATGAATGCTTGGACTCAATCTAATAAGATGTTCTTTGATAGATTCGTACGCATTACCAGATAAAACATGTGGTGGTATTTCTGCCTTTTCAATACTAGTAAGAGTAATATGATTATCATTTTCTAAATTATCATGCTCTATACTAGTAAGAGTAACAGTATTATCATGTTCCATATTATCCTGCTCCATAGTATCGGAATTGTTTTTGATTGCAAGCATATTTATCCTAATAAAAATCAATAGTATAATAATCATATATTCAATATTATAATACTTTATAATAAAATACTATTATACTATTGAATTAATATAATTAGTAATTAATACAGTTAGTAATTAATATAATTAGTAATTAATATAATTAGTAATTATATAGTACGATGTTAGACTTTAAGAATATTGGAAATAAATTGAAAAAGATTTTTTATGATAGTGACAGCGATTCGGATAGTGATTATACAGATGAATTGTCATACGTACAAAAAAAATTTTATAGTCAAATTCCCGTTATAGTAAAAGAAATTAAACCGCAGGAATGTAGGAAAGAAATTATTAAGACCGAACCACGATGCCCGAATGAAATGCGTATGAATCATACATTTTCAAAAGATGATTTTCAAAATATGAAGCCCGCGGATGATACACGCGAATATGTTTATCCAACATTTGGTAGAAATAATTACGGGCTAACTGGCCGTATGAGTGATTACGCATTTAGATCTCGCGAGAAATATCATACTGACAGAACTAGAGAATATTTTACAGTACAATGTGAAAACGAATTATATTCTTCTTTTCCTTCATGTCGTAATGATTTGATGATAAATGGTCGAGATAAATATTAACAAATAAAAAATTATATAACTACTTATAAAAATTATATAAATACTTATAAAAATTATATAACTACTTATAATATTGCTCTATTTATTTGCGATTATAATTATTTTTTTGTCGGTTCATTTCCATTGAATGACATTATTACACCCATGTATAAACTAGCAAATTTTATATCATCGGGGTATAAATCTATGCGATCTTTATAATTATCTAGACATGCATCAAAATTTATAACAGATGGTTTACCGAACCCGTATTGTTCAAATTTACTATTGACTATTTTATGATTTACTAATGGTTCTTCATAATGTTCGCCATTTGAGAATGGTAATAAAACATCTACTTTTTGACCAATACCAAGTTGTGAATCACGATATTTTTTCCTGATACTATATTTTAGCCTATCACCATTGCGGACTTCCCAATTTTCTGATTTTATTAAATTGAAAATAGTTTCTCCATTGAATGCGGTGTAAATAAATATTCCACCGGGATATAACAGTTCTGAAATCAAGCGTACGAAATTTTCAATACCTTCTGATGTGTTTATTAAATAATGAATTGCAAGATTACATATAATAAAGTGAGCTTTTTTAACAAATCTAGATGTGAGACCTAAAATTTCTTTATAGTCGCGATTTAAATCTACTTCTAATACAGAAAACATCATTTTTGTGGGTAGTGATTTATATTTGGGTTTTTCTAACTTTCGGGAAATAAGTTCTTGTAATGCAGATGTACTATTATCCATAAATAATGTATGGTCAAACGAATGTATTAATTTACCAATATCTTGTCCCTTTCCAGCTCCTAAATCAATCGCGATTAATTTCTCGTGTGGAAATCTTTTTTTAAGTCTTGCAATTCCTTCTTTCATTATCATTCCTTTCGCATAATTATTAAATCTTCTTACTGCCGAATAAATAGGATTATCATTTATTTTAAAATATCCTTCATCCACTGCTCTATATAAATCAGCAAGCTCAATCGGATTTGTAAATGACTGCCAAACATTTTCCGCAATAGAATAATTATTTCCATAATAATTACCAGCTGCTAAATCTAACATTCTATCCTCTCGCGCTCTGAGTATTTTCCATTCATTCTTTTCTACATCTCGAATAAATTCGTGAACAGTAAAATCTAAATTTTTATTATCCGCAGTGATAGGATGCCAATATATATATGCATATGGGTCGCTACTTGGACAAAACTGTATCGGAAAATAATCGTTTTGGATATTTTTGCCACTAAATATCATATTATAGTTTGCGATTTTTGTAATATTGAAACGCATAAAATCACCATATCCAATACCAACAAATAGAAAGTAAAGTTCGTGATTTTTTTTTACTCCATATGGTTCTATTCCAATAATGTTTTTTGGTGCTTTCATTACAAGAAAATCAATAGATGTATGCGATAAATATTTCAATTTATAACACATATCATAATAACCACCATCATGCGTAAGTATATAGCCATCAGTTTCATATGGTAATTTTTTTACATATTGGGCATAGTCAGTTGCAACCTTTTCTATTTTATCGCCTAATTTTACCATATGTTTTACCTCAATAGGCAATCCTGCGCCGACTTTATCCTTATTAATCGATTTAATTACTGATTTTAATACATCATACCTTTCGGTAAGTGTATTATTTCTTAAATCTTTACCTTCGTGTATAAGAATATCAAAAGCATATAAATTTTTTTCAACTAATTCTCCTTCTATAACAGTATTATTAAGTAAATTAATAGCAGGAAAATCTAGCATTTTAGATGTTAAAAAATTCACTCGAACAGAACTAAAATATACAAGTGCGTGTTCACCATCTGCTTTATCGGTTATATAATATTCTCCTAATGTTTCGCGAATTTCTGATAATTTATTTTTTGTTAAATCGCGCGATTGGTTTGTTAGATTTTTTATAGTAACTGGCTTATATGACTTTCTATCTGGCATTAGTATATTACTAAGCTCTTTCATAATAGTATCATGTTCATCGCGGTCATCAAGTAAGTTAAATACTTTATCTATAATATCAAGATCCGCAACTGTCATCGGCTTAGTTACTCTTTCAAGCTCGAGTTCAATACGGTCATATACTTCAGGTTTTTCTTCTAACTTTGACTTTCGAAACATTAATGTTTTTATATCCTTTAATTTTGCTTTAGATTTCTCTTCCTTTACAAATGTTATATCAATATTCCAATCATCCAATACAATAGTATAACGCCATTTAAATCTATACATCGTATTATTATTTTCTATAAAACGTTCTTTTTCACACATAGTTTCTGATGATAAAACCATTTTACAATCTCTACTCGCAGATTTATTGATTTGCTGTAGTTTAGATTTTATTGTATACGTTTGTTTATCTGCGAGTTGTTTTCCATCCATAAAATAGCGAGTTTCAATAATAGAATTTGCATCAATTTTTGTAATAGAATTAAGTGACTGTGTTATTTTTATAGTTTCGTCAGCATACTGTTTTGCTAACCTCTCAAAGTTTTCAGCAGATATAATGGTACGCGCTTCAAATTCGAGATTTTGTTTACTATTGAACGTATCAATCATTCTCGAGACGTTATCAGTGTTCGCCATTTTACTTTATTACTTTCAGTAATTCAGTTTTATATTATATACTTTATATTTTTATATTTAAACATGAGTTATTACAATGTCTAAAAATACAGTAATTCTATATAAAAAACCTTATGCAAAAAAATTATTTCACACTTGTTACTGATTTTCTTTTATATTTTTTTAGTCGAGTGAAGCAAGCAACTGTTTCGCAATCACAAGAGATTTTTCAAGACGTCTCAGTGTCATCTGTCTTTCGAGTACAATAGCAGCGACAGTTCCATTTTCGACAGAGAGACTCCCTTTTTCAAAACACAGAAAATACCCATCAATTTCTTGCTTAAGCGTTTGAATATCAAATTCAAGCCATTCGACAGTGGCGATTGCAGCGCTCTTTGGAGAATTGATGTCCATTTTCCCGACTTATAGTCAATATGATAAAAAAAAATTCAATTTTTTACATATGATATTATAATTCATTTAGATGCTTACTTTATTATAATCTACTTATGATTTATTTCAAATGTGCAAATGTTTCAACCGTAGCATAATCTTCATCTGATGAATCATTATATTCCATAAATTTTTTTGGAACCTTAAACATCTGATTGGTTTCAGTGAATTGTTTACGCAATTCGTTTATCTGTTGTTCTAAACTAAAGGACATTTCGGAAATAATCTTTTTTTGTAAATTCTCATCAATATCGTCTGCATAATCTTGCATATTTTTAAACATATCAGATTCGTTTTTTAATTCCGTAAATGTTCTCTCCCATATTTGCTTAACTTTTGCGGTATTGAAATGTTTTGATTTTGCTTTATAAAGTAATACCGCATAATCAGCTTGCCTTTCATAAAAAGATTCGCGTTTCGATGGTGGAGTATCTGCAACTTTAATAATATACTTTTCATATGCCTGCATATGAAAAAGCTGAGCATCTACCATATAGCGCAATACTAGCGGATGCTGTTTATTAAACTTCGGATATGCTGATTGAAAATATTTCATTTGCTGATGCGTATCCATTTTTATAAATTCTTTGCTTTCAAGCGCTTCATTAACTTCATCCCATATTTTTTTTCCGAGTACTAGCTGTGAATTAATCCATTTCATGCGAACAGATGATAATTTATCAGCTTCCACTTGTTTTTTATTATCTTCATTAAGTATCGATGGCAAATCCTTTTCGCGCAATTTTGATTTTGTATCGCGAATATATGTATATGTTATTTTAAGTGGTGTTGTATCTGTCAAATCTATAGGTGTAATTTCAACTATTGGTGTTCGCAACTTTGCAACTTGCTGAAGATTTGTAATATTGTCAATTGGTGATTTTACTAATTCAATACTTCCATTATTTTCTTTTGGTACATGTGTAAGAATAGCGTGTTCCAAGATAGGAATATCGATAAAGGAAATATTTACAAATTCAAACCCACATAATAGAATTTTACATTTTTTATTAAGGTCTAATTTAATAAAATATGTTCTATATGGAAATTTAAATAACTCTTCTGTATTAAGGTATGTATTAGTACAAACTTTAAACCGCATTATAATTCAAGTAAATTTCTTTTATATATTTCTTATAAATATCTAATTGTTTTAATAAAAAAAAGAAATATATAAAATAAATATGTTGATTTAATTATGAGATTTTAAAGCCTCATAAATTATTTCAACTAATTCTTCATACTTATTATAATCGCGAGATTTACTTTTGTTCGGTTGTCTATGTTTCTCAATAAACCACGATTGATTAAAATCTTTCTTATTTTGAATCGCACCTCCTTTAAGTTTACTTGTATCTATTGATGCTACATTTGTTCCACCATCACTAAATTCAGAACCTTCATTCATAGTACCTCCATCATTACTAGAAATAGTTTCTGAAATATCTCCATTGGAACCATATTTTTCACCATCACTCATATTACCTCCATCAAAGTTATTACTATTTTCTGAAGTATGTTCACTATCACTACCACCATACATATAACCAGCTCCAGTATAACCACCGAAAACAGTATTCATTTACAGTGTATTAACTTATACTATATATAATAATATATTAATTTTTATTTATAATAATTTATTTATACTTCTAAATGTAAAATTTATACTTCTAAATGTAAAATTTATACTTCTAAATGTAAAATTTATACGTATGATATTATAAATCTTTTTTGAAAGCTATTATATCTAAAATACTCGAAATTGTATCATCTGAAATATCATTTATTAAAATTCTACAACCGTCTAATCCTTCTGTTAATTTACTAATACCAATATCTGCAACTATTAAACGCAATATTTCGCGTCGCTCAGGTAATCCCAGAGTATTAATAGTTCCAACTATTAATGATAAATATTGCGATCTATTTGACTGCATATTAATTTAGTAACTCTAAACAATATACGATTATCAATTTAATATCAGTAATAAAAAAATAAATTTATTAAATAATCAATATGTATTAATATACAAAACAAGATGGCAAAATATATTAAATTAAGTAATTGTATTATAAATAAGTCGTTTATTATCGAAATTATAAAACAACAAAACTTATATTTGATATATCTTTTTCAATCTAATGACGCACTAAATAAATTTAGATCAATTCCAGATTATAATAAAAAGGATTATAATAAAATAACTAAATTTATCAAAAAAATAAAATAAATTATAATATTGTTATTATAAGTGTAATATTGTTATGTTAATTATAATTATTGTTATGCTAATTATAATTATTTTTTTCGTTTTGATATTTTAGATGGTCCGATTGTTTTATCTGGTGTTAACATTTTAACAAATTTAGTATAGTTATCCCATACCCTTCCAATTTTATTATAATTTTCTTCATCAAATCCTTCTAACAATGCAATAATATTATTAACATCTGTTCTATACTTTGCAACTAGCAAATTTATCAAAATTGGTCTTGTACATTGTATTCTTGTATAATGCGTTTGTAATATTCCAAAAACCCCGTTATATCGCATTAATGGCGATAAATTAATAGTATTTCCAATATCAATTTGTATAACCTCTTGTATTTTCTTCAATATATCTCCTTTTTCGCTTGATGGATTTTGAATGAGAAGATTATCAAATTTTCTTGCCATATTTTTATTTTTTTCGCGAGCCTCGTTTAGAGATAAAGTAATATTTTTTATATCTTCTATAATTTTATCTTCATCAATTTCTGTCATATTACTATCAGCAATAACTTCGTATACTTCGTTTATAAATAACGGAATAAATGGCAAACCAAATATAGTTATATTTTTCTTATATGGGCTATATTCTACATTTTCTACTAATATCGGTACTATATCACCTTTTTTAACATATTTGAAATATTCTGTTGCACTATTTATTATAATAATAGCATAATCAGACTTTGCAAATATATTTCCTTCTGCATCTATATCACTTATTTTTGCTACAATTATTTCTAATCTTTCGTATTGTATAGTATCACATTCGACTATAATAGAAACAGAACAACTGCATTTTGTTGTTGCTTTATTTACTTTTATTAACCCTGATCGTAATACTTTAGTTGCTTGTATTATATATACGCCACTGTAACATATACCGCTCCAACGACTATTGAATAAAGCAAGTATCATATTTTCAGAGTTATCAGAGTAAGCATTTTCAACATCGTTAATCGGCAAATTGATTTCAATTATCTTTTTGCATCGCATTCTGGATATAAAAACTTTCCTTTATTAACTTACTGTTAATATTATATATTATCAATTCAATTATTTTTATAAAGGATAAATAAATCTAAATAATTATAAACTAATGTTAATTATAAACTAATGTTAATTATATTTGTCTGGTATAGGTTGGCATTCCCAATAGTCGTATAAATATTTTATAGTAGATGTAGGATTGCTACGTTCCATTAGCTCTAAATATAATAAACGATTTAATAATGTTTCGCATAATTCAGTTCTATTGAGATTACTAACATCCCCAGCACCTAATTTATCCAATATATCTACAAGATATTCCTTACTTTTTGTATCGCAATTAGTACCGCGCTCAACTTTTCGCATATCTACTTCTCCCTTTGTACCATATTGTTTTTGTACTGGTGCTCTAATTTTAAATTTAGTGCTAAGTCCACTAATTTCCTTATAATAAAATCCTATAACAATATCATTTTCTTTATAAACAATACAATTTCCGCCATATCCGGAAGCATCAAACCATCCTTTAGTACTATTATAAAATCTGGGTATCGTTGATGTGGAATATCCTATTGGTAAAACAAAACCTATTTTTAATTTTTTCTTTATACTATCCTTAATAATGCGAACTTTATCAGTACTAGTAATACCTACTTTTGTAGGTGTTTTATGTATAAACCCTTGTGGATGTTCTGTAATTATATTTGAAATAATATTTATAATAGGGGCATTACTATTGCATTCATCGCATGTAAAATTATATAATTCCTGAATATGTTTTCTAGTAGTATCATAAAATAAAATAATTCGCTTGATATCATACACCACAATCATTTTTATATAAAAATCTAAAATATTAGCAGGTATATTTATTTTTTTTGGTTCCGTCATAATAGTGTAAATAGTAAAAATAATTTCTTCAATAAATTTTCTTTGAAAATCGATACTATAATCACACACTGAATCTAATATTCCTATATCGTCGACTTTATATTCTTCATATCTACGAATAAATTTACTTTTTTTAATTTCATATGATTCATTAGTATGCGAATGTAAAATATATTCATTCAAATTTATATCAATTTCACATTGTTTTGTATTATCTCTATATTGCGATTCAACATAAATAGTTTTATCACGCGAAACACCTACTAATATATAATATTCATCAATTTTTACAATATTGAACATTGCTCCATCTTTTACAATTCGCTTTTCATTTGGATCAAAAAGTTTTTCAATTATAGTACTATTATCATTAGAAATATTAATATTATTTATAGTGAGCCGAAACATTGCAATATGTATATTATCATCACTTATCAAAGTAGGGTTAAATTCAGTAGTAAATGGAGGGTCTTTTACCAATTTTAATATATCACTCATTTTTAGAGTTGTAGATACCTCCATAAATAAACGTTTTATGATATATATAACATCTGTTATTTCTATCTCATTAAAATAAGCATTACTTGTCCAATTCATAGGGTTTTTTGTAAAATTATATTTAGGTGTAAATTTTAAAACTCCTATTTCTCCTTCTTCGACAAAGGCCGTCTTTATCATATTATAATTAATTGCAGCATCTGCACCAACTTCATTTAATGATTTTTCTATTTTTTGAATAATTTTATAGTCATTTACACGGTCTCTATACTTTTCTTCTTCGTATGATAATTTTCCATCCGGTAATTTAGTTGTATATATCCTATAGATAACATTACGTTTTTCTGGCGGAAGTAATGAATGACTTTTTTGCCTATTTGCTCTTCCAAATAATTGTATCAAAGAACTAATATCATCGGGTTTCGACATAACCATAAGCATTGATACTGCTTTAAGGTCTAAAGATTCACGAATACTATCGGACCCTATTAGAATTTTTATTTCTGATCCAGTTGCATTACTCGCTGAATTAAACTTATCTATATTACAATCGCGTACTATTTTATCCATATCTCCATAATATAATACATACTTACATGGCATAAACACTCCATTTTTTGTGTTAAAATCTCTTCTTGGTATTCCAGTATTTACATCTAATGTCGAGTCATCTGCATCAGAGTAAATATCTATTATCCCATTTTGAGAAAGCACTTCCTTTATAAATAACACACCACTCATTCGTACATATTTATGATATATTAATATTTTACCGCCACCATTTTTTATATGTTTTATAATATCTTGCATCATAGTATGGTATTTTGTACTTACTCTTTTTAAGTTTGTCATATGTAAAAATTCTCCAGTTAAAATCATATCAGTACCAACATTATTTATAATAATGTTATTATTTTCTAACCATTCTAATTTTGCATGATGATATTTATCTTTAACTTCTTGGGTTTTATAAATCCATCCGTCAGCAGATGTTGGATCTGGTAAAATAAAATCCATTATATACTGACTATCTTGTGATAGAGTACCAGAATAAATTTTTTTATATATTTCATAAGCATGCGGAGGCATTTCAGACCTTACAAATTTTAGCATATCAATACTTTTAATTTTTTCACCTTCTAAAAATGTTCGTGGATAATATTTGGGATTGGCATCTGCTAAGAATAGAATTTTTCCAGCAAATAATTTTCCTATTTTATTAAATACTGACTCGTTAGATATAGCAGTGCAATTTTCAGAATCGCATAATTTAAAAAAATCTTCTTTTGCATATTTTTCCATAGATACTAAATTCAATAAATCAATAATTTCGGAAGGATAATGATTTATAGGAGTTGCAGAAAGAAATAATGCATTTACATCATTTCCTAAATAATCAAGAAGTGCCTGAATTATAATACCCCAATTATTCTTATCACAACTATTATAAACATTATGTATTTCATCACAAACTATTTGACTATTACGAAAGGTCTCAAATAGTTTATAATTTATTTTAATATCACCAGATTTTATTCTATCGTGAATTTCTTCTTCATTTAGTGTAGAAATATCTATGTCGGATAATAATGATCTATTAACAAATTCACGAAATCCATAGAATGCAAAAAATCCACTTTTTTTTTTATTGGATAGTCTACGACGTAACATAATACCAAATTCGCGTAGATTATCTCGGTCTATAGATGAACCTGATTTTGCATTATATTCTAATTGTCTCATTCTATCAAGTTCTTGAGTTGTAATATATCCAAATTCTGGTCTACTCAATAATTCCTTTCTAAATATTCCCTTTGTTGGTCCAAGTATAAGAATAGAAGGTAATTGGATTTTTGGATTTAATTCACGTTTTTTTTTAAATATATCAACCATTTGTTTACAAATATTACATGCTAAAACAGTTTTTCCAACACCAGTACCGTATTTTATAAAAATTCGTCTTGCTGGTGTATTAGAAGAACAGTATAATTGCGCAAATCTTTGATAAGACCGCAATACTAATTTATTACTCATATCTATATCAAAATCTACCTTTGTATAAGGTTTATCAAGAGATGGAGTATTACGAACAAATTCTAAACGATTTAGTATATCTGAAACATAAGATTCTGATAAATCTTCATATGACATATTAAAATTAGTTCTATATATAAAGAAATATTGATATTATGAAAACCAAATATTCGTTTGGTTTAGGTATATGTAAGTATGCTGATGATGGTTGTCCCAGTATTTTAATATGTAAAAAACGTGTATCGTATGAATTTTTAGATTTTGTACGTGGTTTATATCCAACCGATGATGACTATACTCATTTAAAAATATTAATTAATCGTATGAATAAAATCGAGCGTGATTTAATTGCATCTATGGACTTTACAAAAATCTGGAGCCATGCATATCGCGAATCATTAGTTTCATCGCATGCTATAAATTGTGAAAATAAGTTCTATTCTACATACTCTATAGATGACAATAAAAAAAAATTATTAGATATGATAAGTTCAGTAACCCATGAGCCTATGAATTGGGATTTACCGAAAGGTAAACGAGAACGCGGCGAACTTCCAGTAGACACAGCAATACGCGAAACAAAGGAAGAAGTAAATCTAAATCCTAATGATTATAGATTTTTATCAAAAATGCCTATTATATATGAAATTGTCGAATATGGTGTAAGATACATTTTGATGATATTTATTGTTGAATTTATTGGACGTCATAATTCATATATGCCCGATGGAAATGAAATTGTAAAAGTATTATGGTTAAAGGAAACCGAAATTGACCGTATTGATGGTGTTATAAAACATCTCATTATAGATATACTAAATACTTACAAAGCAATACCAAAAGAAGAGCATCAAACTGAACAATGTAGAACTGTAGAGTATAAACGTAAAATAAAATGTAAAAAAATAAAGGTATAGTAGCAAACATTAATAATATAAATCATTAATAATATAAATCAGTAATATTGTAAATTATTAATATTGTAAAACATTATTATTATAAAACATTAATATCATTACCATTTATCTTATCAATCAAGATGTTGTTTATTTTTGTATTTTTTTTGATAATTAGTAAGTCCTATAATAGTCATCCATAAAGAATATTGGTATAAGTCTCTTTTATCTGATGATATATCATTACTTAATTGTTCATCGAGTAACATGGAATCACCAAACTTAGGTTGTTTAAATACATTATAGCCATTCCATTGTTTTTTATTATTTTGCATAGGATGACGAAAGTTGCGTGTTTCATCTTCTTGAATACCAGTAACTTCACTTACTTCTTTATCAATATAAAAATTATTATATCCCATATTAAAATTTTTATTTGTAATAATACTATTATTAAAAATAGTATATTTTCTTAAAACATCATCTTCCGCACCTACAATATTACAAGTTGAAGGAACTTCAATATGTTCGTATTTATTTCCAGTTGTCAATATAAATTTTGGTACTTTATAGCCAGTATGATAAACTAGTAAACCAGGTGGATATTCCGATAATTCTTCATTATTATTTACTGTAACCATATCAACAGAAGTCTCTGTTTTATCTGCAAATTTTATTGTTGTAATATTGAATGATAAATTATTTTTAAACCCATTACTATAATTCATAGACTCTACTAATGATTTAAGATTATCATAATACTTACATCCCAGCTCATAATAATAATTAGAACATTTTTGTTCATTTAGTTCATTTGCAAGACTTTGTGATATATTTTTAATAATTTTACAAAAAGAATTATACGCATCAATATGAATTTTATAAAAAATATTAGACAAATCAATATTTCTTGAAATAATATCAATTATACTATCTGAATTATTTCCATTATAATTTACTAGAATATATTCCTCATCCACAACAGCATTTACATTAGTTAAATTATCTTGTATTTTATCTAGTGATACAACTAGATCATGAAGTTTTTCATTACAAACATCCATTATTTTTTTGAAAATATATTTTATTTATCATAAACTTCCTATAATATCTAATAAAAATAATTATAATAAAAAATGAATATATTGAAATATAATCTAATATTATACTGAAATGGATGGCAATACGATTGCAATGGATAATAATATCAAAACGAATACTAAGACTGTTAATAATGATATTAACATTGTTGAAATAGATGATACATTAATGACAGAGTATGAATATGTATTTATTGAAAAATTAAACGAGTTGCGAATTTTCTGTGAAACACATGCTGACAAACCAAAACAAGGTACAAAAAAATGGAAAGAAGAACGTAATAATACTAATAAAGAAGTTACTGTTGGAGGAAGTGAAATGAGTACTGTATTAGGTGAAAATAAATATAATAATATTGATAAACTTATACAAACTAAATTAGGATTACTTACATTCAGTGGTAACGATGCAACAAGATGGGGGAACTTTTTCGAACCAGTTGGGCAATTACTTATTGAGAAACTTTTTGATTGTGTATTATATGAAACAGGTTCATTACCTGGAAGTATTCCAAATACTAGCTATTCACCAGATGGGTTTTCTGTAATATATGCTGAAAAAATTCAAAAATTAATTATAGAAAAAAACATCGAACAACATACTTTACCATTTGATAAAGCCGGTACAATACTATTTGAAATTAAATCACCATATAGCCGTATTCCTACTAATTATATACCTGATGAATATAAAGCACAACCACAATCCGGATTAGCATATTTTAAATTCATTGATATAGCATATTTTATAAATATCGTATTTCGTGCATGTACATTAAAACAATTTACAGGATTAGGATTTGTAAATACAACCACACAACAAAAAATAATGATAACAGAAGATTTGGCGGTATCTTATAAGGGTATTATTGGAATATATAGCGAGTCTCGAGATTCAACTATATCGTATGACGAGAATATAATAGATTTAGTCGAATCAGGCGAGTTTAGTAAAATAATATATTTTGTTTCTATTGGGCGATTTGGTGTAGTATATTTTGATATAGATGAAGATTTAGAATTATCAATATCAAAATACAAAAAAATATGTATCGATAACAGTTTTAATATGGTAGGTATTATTCCTTATAAAATATTAAAAACAGTTATTATTCCTGTTTATAGAGATATTGGATTTATAGATGCAATTAAAGAACCTATTAGAAAATTTGTAAATCTATATAATGAAGAAAAAATAAAAATACGTTAATACCTTATATAATGCACATATTATTCTCAATACTTTATTAGGACTACTATATTTTATAAAAACTTATTTTTTTACTAATCGTATTTTTATTAATCATATTTTATTCATATTTACTTTTGACCAGCAACTAGAGCTGCATCAGTCAATGCACTAGCATCGCGTTCATTGACATTAAGACGGTATCCAGTATCTTCTGATCCAACAGGCAAATCATATGAAAAAGCTCTAGAACCGTCCGTTCTAATACTTTCATGCAAATGACCAGTGTCCGGCCAATTTAGTGGATTAGATGAGGTCCCTTGGAAATTTACATAAGATTCTTTTCGAGCAAGTTCTGATTCAGCAGAATTATTAAGGTGATCTAATTCTTTTCGCATCAATTTATGTATTCCACTCGTACCAGCAGCCGAAGCAAATGTACTTCCCATAAGTCTGGCAAAATACACAAACAATAGCAATAGAACCATTAAACCAAGTACAAATGCAAGCAATTGAGCAGACCATTTAACCCATGAGGTAACTGAAGCATCGGTATTACTCGCAGGCCAAAGGCTAGACTCTCGTAACATTGGTGGAATTAAAACATGCGTAAATGATGTTGTTGCCGACATTCTCTATACAAATAATTATTATATATATATATATCAATAAATAAAAAAATAAATAAATTATTAATTCATCAATAAATTATTAATTCATAAATAAATTATTATAATTATCATAAAATATATTATTTAATATTTATTAATTACAACACTTATACTATTATATCAATTTATATTTTGATTATCAATTTATACTATTATATATCAATTTATATTTTGATTATTAAAAAATGAATATATAGAATTATAATATATAAATGTCGCACATAAATTTGTGGAATATATATAACAATCTCTTTATTCTGATAGAAAAACGCGAATGGACTAAAAAACCAGAAAAACTAGAAAAAACAGAATTTGAATTAGCACTTAGGTCTAATGGATTTGTCTATATAATTGGTATAAATAGATATGGAGAACCGGCAACAATTGTATTGACAGATATTGTTTCACATATTGCAAATCATACAAATGAATTTACTAATGCTATGGGAAAACTAAAAGGCGATATTATGTTAATTTCCAATAAACAAGCAACAAATCAAATAAAACAATATGCAACGTCTATTGGATTAATATTCTCATCATATACATTTGGATTGTTTGCAATTGATATGACAAAGGCGCCTATGGTTCCTCCGCATCGTATAATGTCTCGCGATGAAATAAAAGATTTATTTCAATTTACAGCGTCAGAAAGGTCTGATTTACCAAAAATATTTATTAATGATACGCAAATAATCTGGCTTGGTGCAAAAATTGGTGATGTTATTGAAGTTACTAGATGGTCAGAAGCAACAGGGTATTCTATAATTCATCGTGTTGTTACATATCCAATGTAATCAAATACCTATATATATATATGTATATGTATATGTACATTGATTATGATTAATTTTTTATACATTGTTTTTTAGTAAATTCATTTAGTATAAAATATTAGTATATTATTAGTATAAATTATTAGTATAAATTATTAGTATATTATTAGTATATTATTAGTATATAATTATATACTAAATTAAACACATTAATATTATATATTATTTATTTGCAGAATGGGAATTTTAGATGATATACCTAAAAAAACACAATATGTGGTTTTAGTTGCGGTAGTAATAGTATTATTGATTATATCAATTATGACGTATTATAAGCAAAAACGTATATCTAGAAATACTAAACATATAGATGATATAATTAATAAAATATTAGACACACAAGAAAAAATACTAGAATAATAAATTCAATTACTATACTTCTTATTACCCAGATAATAAATTTTTTATTTTTTTATAATAAAAATTGAATAATGAATATCATAATACGAAGGAGATAACTACCCGACAAAATGGCGACATCTGCAAAATATCAGCAACTGACACCACGCGAAAGTGTTATGCAAAATCCCGATCAGTGGGCAGGTGCCGGGTATGGTCTGAGTTCGTATAATACCATTTGCGTAGATTATTCTACATCAGAAATAACTATTAGCAATATTCGATATTCAAAATTACTTTATAAAATGGTTGATGAGTTAATAGTTAATTGTCTCGATCAGGCAACACTTCACAAAACTGTTAAAAAAATATCCATAGAATTTTCAGAAAATAATGGTATAATAGCAGTATATAATAATGGTAGTTTTATACCGTGTACTATAGATGAGAAAGAAAAAAAATATATTCCGGAAATGATATTTTGTAATCTATTATCAGGAAGCAATTTTACAAAAGCAACTGATAAAAAAACAGCAACTGGTGGAAAAAATGGCGTAGGTGCAAAACTTGCAAATGTATTTTCTACAAATTTCAAATTGGAAACAGTTGATGCTGTGAATAAATTATATTACAAACAATTATGTTCGCGCAATATGGAAATCACAGATTTGCCGATTATTACAAAATCCACTGAAGCTCCTTATACAAAAATAACAATACTTCCGGATTACGAAAAGCTTGGTTTCGAACTAGTCGATGGAAAAATAAATGCTAGCGATAAACAATTATTGCGAAATCTTATTTATACTCGTGCATTATTTTCTTCATTCTGTACTTCTGCTGAAGTATTTTATAACGGATGTAAAATAGAAAAAACATTTCGTGATTTTATTTTGCAACTGACAAAGGTCGAAGAAACTGATATTTTCGAGTTTCAAATGAATAATCGTACCGATAAATCATTAAATTGGCGAGTGTTTATTGTAGTAGGAAGTACAAAAAAAATGGACTTATCATTTGTTAATGGAGTACATACTGCAAATGGTGGGAGACATGTAAAATTTATTTATAGCACTATTTATGAAAAACATGAAAAGTTTATAAAACGTACATTTGGAAAGCGAGAGATTACACAAGCTGATGTTTCAAAACATTTATCTGTATTTCTTGTGAGTAATATAATATCGCCGAGTTATACAAGTCAATCTAAGGATTATTTAGATAGTCCTACAGAGTTCGCGGATATTGTTATACCAAAGTCGTTTATTGGACAAGAATTTAGTGAAAGATTAATACAAAAATTAACTGATGTTCTTACAGACAAACCAAAAACTCAAACAAAGAGAAGAGAGTTTGCAAAAATAAAAAAATACGAAGGTGCAATTAATGCCGGAAGTAAGCATAACTGTTATTTATTTATTCCAGAAGGCGATTCTGCTGCACTATTTATAAATTACACACTCAAGAGTAACGATAAAGAAATTAAAAAACTTGGACTTACTAATGAAAATTATGGTGTGTATATTATCCAAGGTAAACCACCAAATGCTAGAAAAGAAACAGTTGTTTTAACTGGAGCAGGTGATAAAAAAAGTTACATAAAATCAACAAAGATGGAAAACAATGAACGTTTTGGTGCTTTAGTAAAAGTTTTAGGACTTGATTATAAGCATACATACGAACTAACTCCAGAAGGTGACGCCCAATATAAGAACTTACGTTATAATGGTGTAATAGTTGCTGTTGATCAAGATGTTGATGGTGTGGGTCATATATTTGGATTGATAATGAATTTCTTTCATTTATACTGGCCTGCATTATTTAAGCGCGACTTTGTGAAGCGTATTACAACACCATTAGTAATTGCAAAATTACAAGATAAATCGCAAGTAAATTTCTATTCAGAACGCGAATACGAGAGCTGGGTTCATTCGAGAAATATAAAACACAGAGCTTCTTATTTTAAAGGTCTCGCTACTCATAATAAAGAATCATCACTTAAAGTATTTCGAGACTTTGCAAAAAATGTTTATACGTATACGTTAGATGGTTTATCAGATGAATTATTCGAAACATATTTTGGCAAGGATACAACAAAGCGAAAAGAAGAATTACGCAATACAATAATTCCTTATACACCGCAAAATATGCAAATAATATGCAATGATTATTTACGATGCGAAGCACGTGAATTTCAATTAGAAAATATTATAAGAAATCTTCCGCATGTTATTGATGGATTACGACCTGCTGCGCGTATTGCACTCGCGGGAGCATTAGAATATTTTACTAGCCCTAGCACTAATAGTGTAAAGGTTTGCGAATTGGCAAGCAGTGCAGCATTAAAATTCAAATACGAACACGGTGCAGTTTCATTAGAAGAGACTATAAAAACAATGAACCAATCTTTTCCGGGTGCGCGAATTCTTCCATTTCTTGATGGTTCTGAATCTTCATTCGGTAGTCGTTCAATGGGTGGCGATGATGCTGGTGCATCTAGATACATAAAAACAAAACTTAATAGAGAATTAGTATTGCTTATATTTCCGCAAGTAGATAATCATCTATTGAAATATAGAAAATGCGAAAATGAAAAATGCGAACCTCTTTATTATGTTCCTATTATCCCGATGGCTATTTTAGAAAACTTTGCTATTCCAGCAACTGGCTGGAGCTGTCATATATTTGCACGAGACTATAAAATAGTATTCAAAAATGTTCGAAAAATGATAAAGGCATCAGCTGGATCAGGATGTGATTATAAAAAATTATATAATTGCATAGAAAAAATGCCGTATTGGAATGTTCATTCGAATGCTATAGTAGAAGAAACAGATGAAAAAATTTCTATTACTGGTATTTATAAACTTGTGACACAATCAAAAAAATCATATTTGCACATAACTGAGTTGCCAGTTGGTATTTGGTCAAAGAAATGGCGAGAAATGATGCTCGAACTTTCAGATACTAAACCAGAATATAATATTATACAAGATATTATTGACAGCTCAAATGATGATACAATAGATATAAAGGTATATATTAATACAGCCGATATAGAAAAATTTAATAGTGAGGAGTATGCTTTAAACTTTCTAAAAATAACAAAAAAAGCAACATCTTCATGTAATCTACTCGGAATAAATAATACTATATTTGAAGCAGTTCGCGAATTAGAATTACTTTTAGGTAAAGAAGTAGCAGAAACACCAAATACAGGTTACAACAGTATTTTATTATCTTGGTTTGTAGAAAGAAAAAATTTATATATTGCGCGAGTAGAGCGAATTGCTATTATACTAAGATGGAAAATAATAATGCTTGAAAATATCATAAGATATGTTGACAATAGTCGCAGTTATAGTGTATCAAATAAGGACCTAGAAATAGTAATACAAGAATTAACACGTGATGGATATATGTTAATAAATAGTTTGCGTGTAGCGTCATGTGCAGATATACCAACTGATAAACTTGAAGATGCGTTTGTAGATGGCGGCAATTATAACTATCTTATTGATTTGCGTGACCGAGATAAATTAACCGACTCGAATAAAAAAAGATTAGAAAAATTAGAAGAACTAAAAAAAGAATTGGCGTATATTACGCAATCAAACAATTTATTTCCAGGTTCGCACATATGGCTTTCAGAACTCGAACGCTTAGAACATTGCATTGATGATGGACTAACACGCAGATGGAATACAACAGAAAATTAAATATTCATAACACTGATTAATAAAATTCAATTAATAATATTATAATAACATTGATTAATATTTTTTTTATAACACGCTATAAAAAAATAAATATTATATCATCATATCATGTTATATCATCATATCATGATATATCCACATCATATTATTATATTTTTAGTTCGGTTGATAGTTTAGTTAAAACCGATAATCCTGCATCAATTCCCGCGACTATATAACGAAGTTTATCTTTATGGCGCCATTTTATTAGAACATCATGTTCTGTGATATGTGATATATTTGTATTAATCAAAGTAACACCTTTATCAAATTCAAAGCACATATACACAATAATGTTTGTTATAGTAATGTTTTCATTAAAAATCTTCAATATATTTATATCATCATTTAAAACAGAATATTCAATATCATCTGTAATAGTAGGTTCTGTAATTTCCTTTATTGCGTCTTTTATGCGTGTTAATCTTCCTAATAAAGTATAAAACATAACTTTAACTAATTCTCCTGATTTGTATATCCCAACAGTATTGAATGATAAATAATAATGTTTATCACTATCTATTTCGCGATATATCATATTTTCTATTGGTATAGCTGTGCCGCCATATAATATGTTTATAGTAATATTTTCTATTTTCAAGGTTTTTCCTGCGCGTAGTTTAGTCAAAACATATACATCTTCAAATTTATAGTTTGATTTATTATCTGTTGTAAGTTCTAAATCTGTATTATAAATTGTTACTAAATCATCAGTATTATTTTTATACATGAAAGATCCCTTTAATTTCGAATGTTGATAAATAGGTATAGATTCAAGCCTATTTATAATACAATCGTTTGGAACACTACAATCAGTAAATACATCTTCTATTTTTGCTGTAAGTACATTTACAGGTAGTTCATTTATCAAACATCTTCTGAATGCATTAGCAATACAAACAGGCGCAAATAAATCAATAGTAATTATTTCTTTATCTGCGGGTAATTTGTGTTCAACTAACTGCAACAGTTTTGCAGGTAATTTAATTGCGGTTTTTGTCACAGTTATTTTGGACTGAGGCATTTATAATTATAAAATCACTTATTCAATTTTTAGTGATACTTTCTATATCAGTATATAAATTTTAATTAGAAAATACTATTATAATAATATGCGAATTTATTTCATATATACTGTATTGGCTGATATAAATTATTTATAGTATACATATTCTAACAGATTTAAGTTATAGGCGTAATTACTATAGTGAGATAATCGAACTATTTATAGAAAAAGATATTAATATTTGAAAAAGATATTATTCGGTATATAAATGTCTTCTATAACAGTTGCTACTATTACTATAAATAATAATAATAAGAATTATAAAGAAAATTGTACTATTGTAGAATATATTTATGATAATATTGTCGCTTTGAATAAACGCGGTATTAAATTTCGTTTTGTTAAAAAAAGCATTAGAATGTGTGCAAGGTTGATAATAGAAAATAATACATATGAAGGAGTAAATGAAATACTTTCGTTTCTTTCTAGTATTATAAATAGAACACAAAAAGAACAAAAAAAAGAAAATACTACTATTACTAACCCTGAATTTTGTATGGAACAATATATGGAACGCAATGCAAGGGTGCATATAGAAGATGATGATAATAATGTAGACCAAAAAAGAAAAGAACGCGCTGCAGAAATAGCTAAGAATCGCGAAATTGCAAAACCAAAGAGAGAAGAAAAAAAAGAAACTAATGAAAAATCTATTAAAACATCTTATGACGACCTTAAAGATAACTTAACTAAATCCGGAAGTGTTTCGTTTTCCGATAATCCGGAAATCGTCAGTTTTCTTAAGAATAAAACAAAAAATATGACTACTGAAGATATTAATGATTATAATTTATTAAAATCAATGGGCGAAAGTAATTCAGGACTTTTTCAATAGTTATTATAATTTATTATTATAATTTATTATTATAATTTTATTATTATAATTTTATCCTTTATAAAACATAACTTTTCTAAGTTTATGAACATGATCATCGGGTAATGAATACGATACTATTTCTTGTCCACTAATTCCTTCTAAACGTGAATATATATAAAATAATGAATATATACCGCATTCGCTATTTTTATTTTGATGTTCATCGGGAAGCATTGAATATATTTGTACGTCTCTTGTTTCTCCGGATTTTATATAATTGTTTTTTAAATCATCAAAATAGTCACAAATTTGCTTAGGCATTTTTTTTTTAACACTATTATAATATTCTAATGATATAACTTTATCACGCAAATCTATAAATAATGGAAACCAATGCTCTCCTCGACCACTACAATTATCAGTATTTATAATTACAGCAGCAGTACGTTTTTTATTTTGAATTAGAAAATTTAATGATAAATTCTTTACACGATTATTAAAACTATTAGGACACGACATGAAATCGATTGTTGCAAACCCCATAGGATAGAAATTATTAATTTTCGGATTTATATATATTTTCCAACTATTTAATACTCTTACAATTTGAGAGCTATTTACCCAAGTATTACCTTCAATATCACCTTCTGGTTTTATACTAACTCTAAGTAATCTTGATACATTGGATGAATTTGGCTTAGTAATAAGACATGAAGGAGAATCACATCCAACCCTTTTCATTAACTCGTCAATATTATTAACTGCATTTGGTGGTAATCCAAATGCCTTTATAAGCGATTTTGCATATTTATCCTTTATACAAAAATTATTTTCAGGATTTACACATATACTGCTACCTTTTTTTTCTACTAATTTATTAACTCTATTGATATTATTCATTATTAACAATTATATTATAACATTTTTTTTTATCGAATATATTATTATTCATCAACATTTATTTATAGATTATAATAACAATTTATAGATTATAATAACAATTTATAGATTATAATAACAATTTATAGGTTATAATAACAATTTATAGATTATATGAATAACATCTTCTTTTCATTAATTATATCAAATATATTTTCTTTTTCATTAAGTGTTTCTAATAATGTTTCTTTTATGACTGATAATAATAATTGTTTTATTTCTGCGCGATCTTCCAAATATTTTTTAATTTGTTTTTCTTCCTTTGTATAACTATTATGAAGATTTGTTTTAAATTTTTTAATTTTAATATTACATAAACTCATATAGCTAATAACACTTTCACGATAAACAAACGGGGTTATATGGTTTTTTTTTGCAAAATCATCAAATGCATTTATTAATTCTGCATTTACTATATCAGAAAGTTTTGGCTCATCATAAATAAAATCTTGTAAATTATCTACAGTTTTTATTTTATAACTTGTTATTAGCGCGCTAATTCCTCTAAGAATATTTTCTCTGATATGTTCCATAGGCATAGTAGTATTAACAAATCCGATTTTACGAGCGCCTTTATAATGTTTATTTAACGAGCTTTCCATTTCTATAGCAGTATTCGCAATTATCGGATTTGGGCTATTATATAAATGAAATAGGTGTTCGGGATTTATATGCACTTGCCGAAAGTTTTCCCCATCAAATGTTTCTAAGATTAATGATGTTTCATCAGCCAGTTGCTTGCATATAGAAGGAGCGCCATTACAACTAATTATACCATTACAACCATTATTCGCTAATTTAAAATTATCTATACGAGATTTTATTATATCTAATATATCACCAGATTTACGATATAATTTTATACTAGGTTTAACTTTTTTTGTAAATTCTACTATACTAAGTGTATCGTTTATAAGTTCTTTACAAATACCTATTTTTGATGGTTTATAATTTTCCATAAGATAATCCTTATAAACAACATTTGTATTTTTTGATATTACTAAAATACTCCCGATTATTTTTGCTATATTAGAAATTTTTTCAGGCTTTGCGTTTTTTATATCATACGTTTCTTTCAATAACTTTTCCAGCGGAACAAATTCGAAATTTGAATTATAAGAGTACCGTTGTAACAGATTTGTATAAACATCTGTACTTTTAAATTCAATCGATTTTGGTACTCTTGTTACAGATGTTGCAAGCATATCACTATTATATGCTTTTAATTTTATTTCCTCTATATAAGTACCGTCATTTTCTGAAACCAAGTCATAAAGAATTTCTGTTGCATGTGGGTACTTATCACATAATTTTTTGGCTTGAATGTTATCAATAACCATATCGGCTGGTTTATATAAATGATACGATACCAATTCTACATTACTTAAAGTTCGCACTAATAGTTGTCCTTGTTTTACTACTTTCTGCACAGCAGTGTCACTTAATAAATTATTTGTACACGAAATATCAAAATCTAATATATTCCGTAATCGCGATGATAATGTAACTATTATATTTATAGAATTAGATAACTTAAAAACATCATCTATATTTTTTATATTTTTTATAGTATCTAGTATTATGATAAGATTTGTTGATAAATTAAGCATTTCAGTATTTATATTTGATAAAATAGCAGGCTCGCTTATAGAGTTTATAAATAACTCTATATAACAATTTAAATGTTTTTCTACCAGCTTTGAATATTTTATAAAATTTTCCATTACAGGAATTAGCGTATATTGATATATTAAATATTTTTTAATACTATATATTATTTACGCCAAACGCTTTAAAAAAGAGAGTAAACTATGAATGCTGCTGTAGACTTGCGGCCAAATATTTCAGTACAAGGACAACGTACTGCAACTAATACGAAGGATGAAGATGACGATGAAATACAACAGACACCATCCAAAATTAGTGGGTCAACTATAAATTATAGATATATTACTATTGGTATTTTTGTAGTGCTTGTTATTTTACTTATTGGGTTTCTTATTTATAAATACCGTAATAAAAATAATAAACAAACACCAGAAAATAATAAGGACGCTATAATTAATAAAAAACCTATTACACCTGTAGTTAGTAAAGAAGAACCAAAACAAAAAAATGTTTCATCAGAAGATGCGTTTTTAAATGCTACTACTGATGATAATTCGTCTATTGATGATGCTTGCGATGCTATTAAACGTCAGAATGAACATAAAATAGTAGAAAGCAAACCTAATGAACAAGTAAAACAAAAGGCAATCGATATTTATGATCCAGTAACAAAAACATATACGCCGCATCCTACAAAGGTTGGTGATAATGAAATTATAGATATTGATATCGAATCGGATGAAGACGAAGAACAAATGAATACACCATCATCTCCGCAACAAAAATCATCACAAGAATATACTGATTTGATTAATATTCCACAAGGAGTTAGGACGGAAGCAATGGCATCGACAAATAAATCCGGACAACTTTTGAATAGAGAAACTATTACACCACAAGAATTAAAAAATATTACTAAAATATATAATGGGAAAAAATTCAGTAAATTTATTACAGGTAAAGCAGTTAGTAATCTCTTGAAGAAAGTCGTAATTAATTAAATTAAAATTTATTTTTTTATCGTCGCTGGGATAGTTTTATCTGTTAAATAATTGGAACATATATGAACATCATAATACGATACGAATAAGTAATATGTCGACTACTGCTGAATATTGTCCTGATACACAATGCACTGATGAAGTGGTCACTGGAGACACTAAACGCGTTAGTGTTAGTTCTGTTTTGGGAATGCATATTCCTACAAGTCGTGTTCGCTCAAGATTAGATAAATTTGGAATTAATAAAGAACTATACGAAGTGGAAATTCTCTTTACAAGAGAATCGGCTGTGGATGGTTTTAAGGTTGCTGATTTTACACGTTATGATTTTCTTGTTAATAATGATTTCCGTCTTGAATTTTCAGAGGGTGAAGTTCCTGTTGTAGAAGTTTCAAAACAATTTAATGCTAAGAAGTATAGGATTTCATTGCAGGCTGTTGTTGCGCTAACATATGTTGTCGATACACTTGCGCATCAATTGGTTCTACATGCTATTGAATCCACTTTGGGAAACAATGTTAAGACTGTTCGACTTGAAAACTTTGTTAATGGAGTTAGTCAGGTTGAATTATATCCGTTGGTTGAGCGACTTGTTTCATTTCAAGATTTTCTTATTTCACAACGTAGTGGAGTAAGTGACGTTAAGCAAGAACAAGTCGTAGATGTTTCTGCTACTGTTGGTGATAGCGAACAGCTGGAATTTCTTAATAATGACCTTGACCAACGTTCGCGCGATTTCTTGAACTTTGTTACTAAAATCGCCCAATGCCATCTATCGCGTGATGAAAGCAGTAATTATATTGTACGAATGACTGAAGAATTTCGGGTACTTGTTTCAAACCTTCTATGTGATTTTATTAGCCGGAGAATGGTTGATATGCTTCTTGTTTTGGTTTCTCTTACTAAGGCAAAGACAATCAGCGAGCGTCATGTATTGAGTGCTGTTGAGCTGATGTTGACTGATGGACAACGTTCTGATGTTTATAGAAGGTTAGAAGTTGAAGTTGAAAAAAGGTTGGTTGTTTATAAGGATTTTACATTTGCACTCAATACACCACGTACAGATGGGCAAGTAGTTGACCCTACTGAGTTTAGAAATAGACTTAATATTACTCACCGTGTTCCGGATAGAAAACCAGTTGATATTCCTACACCTTGTTTAGATCAAGAAACTGTAAAGAAAATTGCAACCCCTAAAACTAAGAAAGCAACACAACGCGCAACTAATATTGTGCTTCCTCCCTCGCAAGATGTTGCGTTTAAGAAGCCACGTCAAAAGAAAGCCGCAGAAGTAACAGAATTGTCTGTATCTGCTGTTGTTACAGATGAAGTAACATCAGATGCTCCTGCTAAAACTCCACGAAAGCGGGCTCCACGAAAACCAACGCAATCAGTTGATGTTTCAAGTCCAGTTGTTGTAGATAGTGTAACTGTAGATGTTCCATCAGTTGACACTCAGCAATCAGTTGAACCAGTTGTTGTAGATGATCTCACTAGTGTTTTTCAGGGTCTTGTTGAACCAGAGCAATCTACTGAAACACCAGCCGCTGAAGAAAAGCCAAAAAAGAAAAGCTCTTCACGGGCAAAACTGCTTGCAGCAGTTACGGATAGCTAAATTTAATAATATAAAATAATTGAATAATATACTATAATAAAAACTTGTCAGTGTGAGTGATAAATAATTTAGTAAGTATAATTATTTTTTTTATTCATCATACTTAATTTTATTAATCGCGTATATTTTTTTTATTCATCGCATGTAAATTATTTCTGTAGTGAATATAATCCCTTAGTGAATATAATCCCTTAGTAAAATTATTCCAATAGTGAATATATTCCGTATAATTTAAAAATGAATAAGCTTAATAATATATCATAAATGTCTGACGATTTTCGGTCAGCTGAAAATTTTGCGGGAAATATTGACGATAAAAACAATTTGTATGTATTTACAAAATTGCGGTCTATCGATTCGATGAAACGAGTACGAAACTGGTCGCAGTTTATAATTTTACTTCCTGCCGATACTAATCTAGAATATTTGTCACAAATCGATTGGGAAATACCGGAACACCGACTTAAAATAAACCCAGAATATTTTAGTGATATGAAAATACCAAATGTAATCGCGGTTGTATATAATGAGCAAGGTATAGATACAGGCAAGTTAACACGAAATGCCGGCACTATAATTACAAGTGGTTCGACAGGATTGGAAAATAAAAAGAATAGTAGAAATGTTTTTATCCAAGCACTAATAAAAGGAAGGTCGCATTATAATAAAAAAGTAAATGCTGGATATTCGGAATCGAATACAAAAACAGAAGATGATTTATTTTATGGGATGGCCGCTAGTAATTTTGATGATAATGTATCGCGCGTAACATATCCGTGTTATAGTCAGCCGAAATTAGATGGTAATAGATGCTTAATAACATTACGTGACAATAAAGTAATAAAATATTCACGGCGTAAAAAACTATGGCCAGGAATTGACGATTTAGATAGTTGTTTAATGCCTTTATTACTTGCAATTCCTAATGTAACTCTCGATGGTGAACTATATGTTCACGGTACAAAACTGCAAGATATAACAGGCGTTGCTCGAAACGAAACTAAAAAATTTGATTTGGATTATTATATATTTGATGCTTTTATACCATCTGCAAATGGAGAAACTGCAAGTGAAGCCACATTTACGAAAAGAATAAGTTTTCTGAAAAAACTAAACTCTGTAAATAAATCACCTCGCATAAAATTTGTAGAGACTTTGAAGATAAAAAATTTTGCTGATATGGAAAAAGTTTATAAATACTATTTGCGAAATAAATACGAAGGACAAATGATTAGAATTGCGGATTCTATATATCAAACATCGAAATTTCGCGAAGTTCGGTCACGTGATTTACTAAAGCGCAAACTATTATTTACTGATGAGTTTACATTTATCGGAGTTGAACAATCGACAACTGGTCGCGCAAGTGGTACATTTATCGGATTATTTGAAACAAAAAATAAAGAAACATTTAGAGCCACTGCAAAAAATTACACAATGGACGAGTCACGCGAATTATATGAAATGATAAATAATAATTTACAAAAGTATATAGGAATGGATTCGACTATTGAATTTCAAGAGCTAAGTAATACAGGAGTACCATTACGTGCAAAATTTGTTGCATTTCGAAAAGATGGTGAGTAAATATTGCAAATAAAAAATATATAATCTATAAAAAAATAATCTATAAAAATAAATTATTTTATAATCGATCTAATTTTATTTTTTTGCGTTCAGGTTCTTTTGGTATATCTGGATTGCTAGGTATACCGGATTTTTGTACTGTATCTAGTGAGATATTTGGTATATCAGGGTTTGTTATATCGGGATTTGTTATCAATTCGGGTAATGGAGTAACTACTAATTCAACACGCATTTGTAAAATAGTTTCTCGAATATTTTTGAATATTGCTAATTCTAGTTTATTCGGTTTTTTAATTAAGTTATATATCTCTTCTATCTGTGACGAGTTTTGTTCTACCAGTGATATTATTTTATTTCTTATTTCAACATCTCCGACTTTTTTATATAGATCACTACTTATCAATGATTTCAACCATTTTGTTATAAGTTGTGATTGCGAGATAATAGATAGCTCTTTCGAAGTAGAATCTTCTAAAGAATTAGATTGTATTATGCAACCTGATGGAATGATTAGTACTCCGTTTGTAGGTATAATTACTCGTACACCTGTTTCCGGAATAAAAATTGTTGCATTGCATATGCTAATAAGATTTACAGAAGAAGTTGTTATGATGAGATTATTTATTTTATCATAAGTTACTACTAATGTTTTGAACATACCTGATTCTATATTTATGGTAGAAACATTTAATGACAATGTAGAAGTTGATCTCATAAACCTTACATCATTAATATACATCTCGATATGAGGCATAGTACTATTCAACGAAATGTGTTTCAGTGAAATAATACAGTTATTATTATCAGTGAAAGTAAGTGTTTCGCCGGAGTTGACATTGATGCGAGAGGTTTTCGCAGAAGACGAATCCGTCATATTTCGTTAATAAATAAAGCAAATTCAATTTTTATAACTCTGAATAATAGTTATAACTCTAATTATTAATTATTTTATAATAATATATAAATTAATTAATATCTATAATTAAAAATTGAAATAACAAATATATAATTAACATAATACAGACAGCGAGTATGTTGCCAGTTGGTGAAATCCACAGCGTTGAATTTTACGTTAAGGGAGACGCCGATAATAGACGCGGTGTTATGAATGTATTATCAAAAGATACTATAGGTTCCGATGGTAAACCAATACATGGAGGCGTAAATGATATCCGTATGGGTACTACTAGTAAGAACTATAAATGTGGTACTTGTTTCCAATCGAAAAGTACTTGTGTTGGGCATAATGGGTTTGTTGAATTAAATTATCCAGTTCAAAATCCATTATTTCGCAATCATATAGTAAAATGGTTAAAAATTATTTGTCATAACTGTGGCAAACTAATCACAGAAACTGGTAGTGGAAAAACTAACATTAAGGACCAAGTAAAAACATTTAAGAACCCGATTAAAACTAATGTTCTTACCGCATGCCCACATTGTGGTGTTGATCATCCTAATATTATACAAGATAAGAATGAACAACTTCACATTTATAAGGAATATATGGTAGATGACAAATTAATGAAGGAAAGAATTATGAATCATGAAATTTCTGCTATATTTGAAAAAATAGAAGGGTCGATTGTTAGGCAATTAGGATATAATCCTGATTTGTCACATCCAAAAAAATATATATTGCGATGTATTCCTATTCCGACCCCAATTATTAGACCAGATATTCAACGTACTTCATCAAAGTCACCAGCAATTACAGAGATAACAAATTTTATCCGTAATATTGTTGATATCAATAGTAAAATCCCACCAAATACAATTAATCCGGATGACCGCGATTTAATTGATACATTAGATTTAATCTATTCGACAATGATTAAAGGATCGCCAGCATCTGCAAAAAAGACAAAGGTAGTTCATTCATCAAATAAAGAGATTGGGAGTTTAGCGTCGCGATTGCCAGAAAAGATTGGTAGAGTTCGTGGAACTATGATGGGAAAACGTGTACATTTTGTATGTCGTAGTGTTATTAGTTGTGACCCTACGCTTAAAATCGATGAAGTAGGTGTTCCAATGAAAATTGCAAGAACAATACAAATCCCAGAAACAGTACACCCATGGAATTTGACTGAACTTAATAAGTACTTTTTCAATAAAGATACTACTTATCCAGGTTGTACAAAAATATATAAAAAATCTAATAATAATACATATCATGTTGGTAATATTAAATCCGATTTAATACTCGAAATAGGTGATATTATTTATAGAAATTTAATAGATGGAGATATAATAGCACTCAATAGAGCGCCATCACTTACGCCATCGGCTATATCCGTACATAAAGTACGTGTTAGACCGCAAGGGCAGACCCTTACTATAAATGAGTTAGTATGTAAATTATATAATGCTGATTTTGATGGTGATGAAATGAATGGTCATTTCTTCCTAACAAAAAATGCACAAGTAGAAGTAGATATTTTGATGTCAGTAAAAGAAAGATTAATTAGCTCACAATATGGTGCGCCAGTTATAGGCGCATATATGGATACATTAGTCGGCGCATCATTATTTACTCAAGGAAATAATTCATTCTCAAAATTTGATACTATGCAACTTATTGCAAATATTGATATGGGTGGATTATTGCAAATAAAAGATGTTACAAATACTCTGACATTTACAAAAGACCGGTACTCGAATTATGAAATAAGTTCTATTTTATTACCGTTTATAAATTATTCCGGAAAGCCTTCTATGTACGAAGAAAACTTAGCCCATATAATCAAATATGATGAAAAAGATATTAAAGTTCTTATAGATAAAGGGATACATAAACAAGGAATTTTAGATAAAAAAGCAATTGGTGAGGGTGCATTCGGATCTATTATCCATGCTATTAAAAATAAATATGGTACAAAAGTCGTTTTAGATTACATTTTTAATTTACAACAATCCATGTCTATGTACCTAAAAGCCCGAGGGTTCTCTATGGGTTTACGTGATATTCTTATTTCTATAGAATCAACAAGAGAACTTCAACAAATTACTAATGACCTAATTGAAAATAGTAAACGAATTACTGAACGACTAAATAATAACCAAATTATTCCGCCAATCGGAGTTACAACAGAGGAATTCTATGAAATTCTACAAATTAATGAACTTCGTGCATCAGACGATTATTATAATATCGTTATGAAAGATATTGATACAACTACTAATAGCATGTATAAACTTATTTCATCTGGTTCGAAGGGAAATAAAGTAAACTTTTTACAAATAAGTTCTGCATTGGGTCAACAAACACTAAACGGTTTACGAATTCCGCAGAATTTTGGTTATAATAGAACACTACCATATTTTACTACACATGATACAAACCCGGAAGCGCGTGGTTTTATTGTAGATTCATATATTACCGGATTAGGATTGCCTTCAATGATTTTCGCATCGATGGAATCGCGTTATGCCCTAATCACAAATGCCCTTATGACAGCTACTACAGGTGCACAAAGTAGAACAGGTATAAAAAATCTTGAGTCTATTGTAGTAAATAACTTACGCGCAGCGGCGAAAGATTCGCGAATCGTACAGCGGATTTATGGTGACTCAGGTATTGACCCGCGTCTTATGGACGTTATAAACCTTCCGTTAATGAATATTTCAACAGAAGAATTTAATCAGTATCATTATAATATAAAATCAACTGATATAAATGCAAAATACCGAAATAAGGGATTACAGGATTTATTTGATAAAGAATTTGAGATGCTGAGTTCAGATCGCGAAAACTTTCGGGCATTGATGCTCAAAATGGAAGGAGATTCTGGCATCAATAATAAATTATACGGAAACAATATTAAAACTCCGTTGAATATGAATAAAATAATTAATGATGTTATTTATCAATATCGCGATCTTAATAAAGATAAGGAATATAATCCAGGCGATGCAATTACTAAGGTAGCCGAATTATGCGACACATTAGTATACAGTGCATTTAATGATATGATGCTAAGAAAAAAATCAGCTGTTCCGAAATATTGGAAACTAGCGATGACGTTTTCAACATATGCAATAAGGCAATATTTGAATACAAAAAATTTAATAAAAAAAGAAATTTCTAATGTTATGTTATCTATTATTCTCAATGATATTTATATTACAATGGCAAATTCCTTTATCGATTATGGTTCAGTTGTTGGCATTACAGCAGCTCAATCAATTAATCAGCCAATGATGCAATTTGTATTGAATAGCAAGCATAGAAGTGGAGGAGGTGGAACTAAAACAGACACTCTTGTTCGCATAGGAGAGGTTTTAGGTGCAAGGCCAACAGAAAATATGAAAAATACGGCTATGGTTATTCAAGTACGTGACGAAATTGCAATGGATATTGCGCGAGTACAAGAAGTCGCGAACTTTATTGAAATGATGTCGGTTGAAAGATTTGTAGATGGCGAGATGCTTTTATTTTACGAAAAGTTTCGCGAACCTACACATCCCGATTATAAACACGAGATAAAAATGATTAATCAATTTATTGCCGACAATCCAGTTGCAAAACCACCTAATGTTTTATTACCATGGTGTATTAGGTTTGAGTTAGACCGTAGAGAAATGATTCTAAAAAATATGTCGCTTGGTTTAATAGTTCGCGCAATTCAGCGAGAGTTTAGATCAATATATGTTGTATATAGCAGCGAAACATCTGAGAAATTAGTTGTGCGATGCTATGTGAAACCCGATATGTTTCGAAAAGAAATAACAGCTTCTTTATTCGATAATCTTATGCGAGAAATATCAAATGTTGTAATACGAGGAATACCAAACATTATTACTGCAGAAGTCGCAAAGGATACACTAATGCGGAATTATGTAGATACTGATGGAAGTATTAAAACAAAAAAAATACATTATATAACTACAAGCGGCACAAATTTGCAAATGATGTTAAGTCATGATATGGTTGACCCATATCATATCCAAACCGATTCTATATTAGAAGTCGCAGAAACTTACGGAATTGAAGCAGGTCGCGAGAAATTGTTAAATGAATTGAAAACAATTAATTCTGCCACAATTGATAAAGGTGTATGTTATCAACATATTTCCATTTATGCGGATGAAATGACTTATATGGGAAAAGTAGTAAGTGCTGAACGTAATGGCCTATCTAAACGCGAAGTCGATAATGTAATGTTGCGTGTATCGAGCGCAAGTCCAGTACAAGTATTAGAAGAAGCTGCTATATTTTCACGTAAAGACCCATTACATGGAATTTCTGCACAGTTAATGGTTGGAGCTATTCCACAAGTCGGGTCAACATATAATACAGTTGTAATCAATGATAAATTTATAAAGGAATTTAATAAAGGAAATAATTTAGATGATTTGTAATGAGTTATAAACGATTATAATAAAAATAATATTAATGAATAATATTAATAATTAATATTTTTTATGAATAATATTAATAATTGATATTTTTTATGAATAATTGATATTTTTTATGAGTTAATTATATTATGAATTAATGTAGCAGTAGATTTACCTAATGTTTGCAATTTACTTTTAGGTATTGCGCTTAATGCTGTTATAGATAAATTTATTAAATCGCGCATTTCATATTTATTCATAATAATTTTTGCTGTTTTTGTTGTTATTCCGCGAACAGCATCTAGAAATTTATGATGGTCGGCGGTTGTTTGAGTTAATATTTTTTTTGCTAATACAGAACCAAATTTTCTATTTGAACGCGGGTAAGTTAATTCTGATATTTCTTTTAAATCAAGCGTTCCAAATAATAAATCTGCTATTTTATATTTGCGAAGTTCTGGAATATTTTCTCTAGTAATACCATTAAGCTCTAATAAACAATCATCGCGCATTTCATCAAATGTTTTATTAATACGCAAGCGTGTTCGCGTTCCTGTAGTCATACTAGTACTAATAGAAGAACAAAATGAACATTCTGATATATTATCACTAATATCTAAATCAGCATTGTTATCAGGATTGTTAATAACATTATTATCAGAATTGTTATCAATAATTTCATCAATTTCGACTGTTGGTTCGCTAATTAGTTTAGGTATAGATAAAAGTATAATACGATTTTCTTCTTTTCGCTCATCACGTTTTATTTTATCATATTTTATTGCTAATGTTATAAGTCTTTGTGCTGTATTTTCTAAATTCATAGTATACATAACAAAACATTCATCGCGCAATGATACACTATCTAAAAATCCATATAACTGGTTTGCAGTAACACCTGATATAGGATCTTTTATAAATGGTGATGTACCCTCAATAAAATAAATTATATGTGTTTTGTATTCCGCATCATTACGATACTTAATTAATTTATTATGATTATCTTTACGATTTGGTGTTTTAATAGTATTTGCTAAGTCGTCCCATCTTTTGCGTTCTATTATTGCTAATGTTTTTCCATTATAATCAATTGCAAAATCAGCAACTGTCATCTGCTGTTCGCATAATTTAATTTTATTTAATGGACACATATTTCGCAGATATTCTATTACACCAAATTCGCGACCTTTGTCTGCATATATTGTTATTTTATCCATTCTTGCTATAAGCTGGCTTAATGATAATGGGTTTATTATTTAAATTATGTATTTTATTATCTACAAATTTAAAAAAATTGAATTTTTTTTTAAAATAATCGACAACATGGAAGCAGAACCACCTATTCCTGAAGTCGTCATTACCCCAGGCCCAAGATTCGTTGCTGAATTCAATACTTCTACTCTTGTTTCTCATAAAGCAAATGGCAAACGACCTACCGCTTTGGAAAGGTGCATACGACTTTTTATTCTACTTGTTGATGCACGAACCGATTCTCTTCTTATAAAACGATGCGGTGGAGACGGATTCAGATTTTTGAAGACGCCGATGACACAAATTTCGTCAGAGAAAGGAGAAATAAGGTTGAAGCCAAATGTGGAACATGCTCTCGAAACTTTAGGGTTATCCCTGGATGTATTTGCAGAAGACCCTAAGGTTTACTTGTACGCGGATCTGGCCGAGAAGAATTTATTCGTCGTTGTTAATCCGTATGATGGCAATTGGCTCAAGAAGTTGGACAATCGAGGAGGTAAATATGACAGGATCCGTATTGCAAAAATTCTTGAAAATAATACTCTTGGTAATGAATTTGATACGATACATACAATTCTTCAGCATTTGTATAATCTAAAAGAACAATCACAGGATGTCCCACGCAAAAAATCAATTAGGGTAAAGCTTTCTAATCCTGATTCTCGACCGACTGCGCCTGTTTCTCGACCGACTGCGCCTGTTTCTCGACCGACTGCGCCTGTTTCTCGACCGACTGCTCCTGTTCCTCGACCGACTGCTCCTGTTTCTCGACCGACTGCTCCTGTTCCTCAGACTATAGTGAAAGGAAGCAAGGAATACGAAGCGTTGTTGAAACAGAATAACATTGCTGTTAATCCTCCTGCTATTCGTCCTACTGTCGCTCTTACTGCTGAGCAAAAGAGACAGGTTGCTGCAGTTGAGAATGATGTAAAGAAGGCAGTTGCACACATAATAGTGTCAGTTTTTCAACCTAAGTAAATATTTTTTTTTCAAAAGTTCATCTTCCGACTAATATAAAAAATTTGTCGGTCTATATGAATTAAGAGAACTCCATACGCAGGTAAATAGCAAACCCAAGCAAATGAAAAAAAGAACTTATCATCATTAAATATACTAGTCTATGTGTAAAATTAAACAAGTTTTGATACATCTTTATTTATTTTCCTACACAAAAAACGGCATACAAAGGTGGTGTTGAAGAACACCAGATTGATTCATCTGCATGGTAGAATTCAGAAGCAGGATTCGGTCTTCATGCGCAGTGAGACTTTTACTGCGCAGGTGCTGCACGTGCACGTTTAGAGGCCTCGTGGGTTGAGGAGGCCTCCTCAATTGGCACTGTCCAGATGACAGTTTTGGGGTTTCCAAATGTAGGAACCGCCCAACCAATTGCTTCAAATACACGCATAACCATATCCTTCTTGACCTCTTTAGTATAGGGTCCTTTCTCTCCATCTTCAAGTTGAAGATAGTGTACTCTATGGGAAAGTAACACTGCGTTTAGCTCTTTAACCTTTTCATTTTCAAGCAGACTTATCAAAGCCGGCGAAAACAAACTTCCAATGCCAAACGGAAAATGGCGTCTCTTCAAAATATCAGGATGGGTCCTGAGAATTGTAGAAAGCTTATTGGACATCGTTGAGAACAGAGCAATTCGATTATCATAAAAAAAATTCAATTTTTTTTTAATACATACTCAATAAATTATTGTTAATTTGTTTATAGTTAGTATATATAGTTAATATATAGTTAGTATATATAAATGATTATACATATTTCTGGTCCTAGCGGTGCAGGTAAAACAACTCTTGGTAAAAAATTAAAGGCTCATTATAAAAATAAAATAATAGTAAAAGACCTTGACGATTTACGAGTAGAATTCATAAAAGAATATTATGGAAATAAAGAGTGGTCTATATTTAACAAATCAGCATATCAAAAATTTATATATTCTTTTATATCGCGTTGTTCGAAACCGCTTATTTTTGTAGGATTAAATAATATGCCATTCTGGCATAAAAACGTATATTATGACTTACGAGCTGACCATAAGTTTTATATACATCTCGCGAATGATATTGTATTGAAACAAAAGTGTTTACGATATTTTACAGACATGGCTAATATTGGAAAAGATAAAAATGCTATGCACGATTTAACTACTAATAATAAAAAATTTCTTAAAATTGTATCACGCGATATACAAAACGAATGTGATGAAACTTTTGTGAACCGATTTAATAATAAATGGAATTTGGATTATAAAAAACAAAAATATAATTTTATGTCACGTGATGATATTTATAAAGAAGTAATACGCATTTTAAAATAGTTTATGAAATTTAAATTTTCTAATCTAAAAACACCCATACAAAAAAACACACTTTTTTGTTATTTTTATTTTTTCCTCCTTCTCCTGTGCAATGAGCCTTTTACTGCAATGATGGTCCGTTAACATTAACTGGAGGAGCAAACGCATGTGCTGCAATAGCTGCCATATCTGCAGCAGTCAGGGGAGCCAACACAATATTCGTATCAGACACGATTACTGAATCATCTATCGCATCAGACATCACAGAAATTACATGAGCAGAATTTGCCTCATGCTCCGGAACCAGCCAATCAACCATTCCAACACTTCTCGTGTCTCGCGCTAGCCACCCGAGCGACTCGAAGACCTCCATTATTGCGGTTTCCCTGACTTTTTTTAGAAATTTCCTGTGCTCATGAAGCTCTAGCGAACGGTAAACTCTGCCATTTTCATTTATCCACGCGTCTATATCAACTTTTCTTGAAAGATCCATAAACATCAACAAATCAGTAGAAACAAGGCTATCCAGACTGATCGGGTAGCTTCCTTGGTTGTTTCTCAAAATGTCAGGGTGGGTCTTAAGAATTGCAGAAAGTTTTGGCATCTTTTTTGGAGTGAACTCGAGTGTGGCATAAAAAATTTCAATTTTTTATGATAAATATATACACAATAAATTATTAATTTGTGTATATTCATTAATAAAAATGAATTTATATATTTGTATATGTTGACAATGTCGCAAAATCGCTTCTTGAAGTTCATCGCGCAAAACCCGTCTACTATGGAATCGGCCTTTTTGGTCGATAACCCAAATTTAGATTGGTCCACGATATCTAATATAGAAGAGTTGTATAACCATAAACAACATATTCGGCTAAATTCTTCTATCACATCTGATGTGATTATTGCGAATAAAAAAATTCTTAATAAATATCTCATTGTGGCAAATGAAAACTATCCGATTGATGAGATAGAATTTGGTAATGTGTTTACCACATTTAATGATGCGTATTTAGAAAATCCAAACATATTGCCACATATTGTAAAACTTTACAATGAGAACCCTACAAGTATTATAAATCTTACCACTAATAGTATATTTGCTAGTATTGCAATTTCATCAAATACAGGGTTAACGTGGGATTTAATAGTTAGTCTAAAGCTAAATTGGAATTTTTCAATTCTTTCGGCAAACAGTGCCATAACATGGGAAATAGTTCAGAAGAATTTGCATCTACCGTGGAACTTTAAGAACATGAGTAGAAACATAAACATAACTTGGGAAATTGTTAGAGATAATCCAAATAAAGACTGGTCATACGAATTATTGCCAATCAATCCTAATATCACATGGGATATAATTCGAGCAAACCCTAAACATCCATGGGTTATTGAACATTATCTGGAGAACCCTAATGTTACGTTTAGATTTGTAGAGGAAAATAAACACTTGTTTAAACAGGATGAGCTTAAACTACTTTCAAGAAATCACATGAATAAACATAAATATTTCACATTGCCAGTTTATAGAAAAAGAGCAACCAAAAATATGCACGCTGCGATTTATTGCGAACTCATACAGCGGGCTTGTACGCCTGCTAGATTGTTTCAGTGGAACGAGGGCGCAGCAGAAGATTTTCCGGAACAATATTTGCAGGAGTGTGCAAAGTACAAGTAGATAAATGAATTATAAAAAACTAATTCTTTTTTTATTTAGTGTTTGTATAGTAAAAAAATGAATTATAAATCACCTTATTCGAATCGCAATGGAGGAAACCCTTCACAGACTTCTTGATGAACAATCTCGAAAGACTGACCGAATTGCCGAGAGAGTTGAAATATTGCAGGACCGGATTACTGACTATGATTCCGATTCGGTTGAATATAATAAAATCCAGAGAACACTTAATAATACTATAAAGGAACTGAACCAAAGCATTCGTCTTGAAAATCGTTTAGTTTATCTCATAAATTTGCTTCCTGAGTTTGGTGGATCAATAACATATTCTTCATAGTGTCTGATAATATTTGTTTTTTTATAAACATTATAAAAATTATTACGACACATTATAAAAAATATTATCATCTATACTTCTCACACTCTTGCAAATATTTTTCCGGAAAATCTTCTGCGGCGCCTTCGTTCCATTGATACAGGCGCGCAGGCGTACAAGCTCGCTGTATGAGTTCGCAGTAAATCGCGGCGTGCATTTGCGCAGTCATCTTGCGCTTATATATCGTGGATTGAAAATAAGGGTGATGATTTAACTTGTTAAACTGAAAATAAGAAATATAATTAAACTTATTTATATTTTCCATTATTATTTTAGGAGTTATGTTTGGATTCTGTAAAAGTCGATGATAATCCCATTTTTTATCTGGATTTGCTTTAACTATTTCCCATGTTATATTTGGATTTTTAGAAAGCCGTTTATAATCCCATTCTTTATCTAGATTTGCTTGAACTATCTCCCATGTTATAATATTAGGATTTAATGAAAGATATTCATAATTCCATGCTTTATCGGGGTTTGCTTGTACTATTTCCCATGTAATATTAGGATTTTGTGAAAGATAAGCATAACTCCATTTTTTATCTAAATTTGCTTGAACAATATCCCATGTAATATTAGGATTAGTAGAAAGATAATAATAATCCCATTTTGTATTTGGGTTAGCTTGAATTATTTCCCAGGTTATATTAGGATTTGCTGAAAGCAAACGATAATACCAATTTTTTTCTGGATTTGCTTGGATTATCTTCCATGTAATATTTGTATTACTGGAAAGATAAAAATAATTCCATGGTTTATCTGGGTTTGCTTGGACTATTTCCCATGTAATATTTGGATTTTGCGAAAACTCATAATAATACCATTCTTTATCTGTAATTGCTTCAACTATATCTAATGTAATATTAGGATTATTAGAAATATTATAATAACCCCAGTTTACACATGGATTTGCTTGAATGAATTCCCAATACGGATTGCGCGGCATTTCTTATCGTCACTATTATAAAAAAAGAATTCATTTTTATAATGAATACTATTCAATATTTGTACTTCGCGCATTCTTGCAAATATTCCGTGGGAAATTCATCTGCGGCGCCTTCGTTCCACTGAAACACTCGCGCAGGCGTACAAGCTCGCTTTATGAGTTCGCAATATATCGCGGAATGCATTTGCGCAGTCATCTTACGCTTGTAAATTGCTGATTGAAAATATGGATGGTGGTTTAATTCATTATTAGTAAAATAAGAAATGTCAGGAAACATATCTTTATTTTCCATTATTATTTTTGGAGTTATATTTGGATTTGATACAAGCCAATAATAATCCCATTTTTTATCTGGATTTGCCTTAACTATATCCCATGTAATGTTAGGGTTATGTGAAAGCCAACGATAATTCCATTCTTTGTCTGGATTTGCTTGAACAAATTCCCAGGTAGTACCAAAACTTCTCGATTGAAAATAGAACCCATATTTTTTATTTGGATTTTCTTGAATTATTTCCATTGTAATATTTGGGTTCGCTGAAAGTAAATCATAATCCCAATCTATATATGGGTTTGCTTTAACTATATCCCATGTAATATTAGGATTTAGCGATAATAAACAATAATCCCATGGAATGTCTGGATTAGATTGTACTATTTCCCAAGTTATGTTTGGGTTTTGTGAAAGATAACTATAGTTCCATGCTTTATCTTGATTTGCTTGAACTATATCCCATGTTATATTTGGGTTTTTCGAGAGTACACCATAACTCCAGTTTATATATGGATGTGCTTGAACTATTTCCCAGGTAATATTTGGATTACCAGAAAGCCAAACATAAACCCAAGGTTTGCTAGGATTTTCTTGAAATATATCCCATTCTATATTAGGATTTTCCGAAATGTAATAAAAATCCCATTGTAGATCTTCGAATGATTTGATGAATTCCCAATATGGGTTGCGCGGCATTTCTTATCGTCACTATTATAAAAAAAGAATTCATTTTTTATATTCATCTATCTATTTATATTTTGCACACTCTTGCAAATATTGTTCCGGAAATTCTTCTGCGGCACCTTCGTTCCATTGAAACACTCTAGCAGGCGTACAAGCTCGCTCTATGAGTTCGCAATAAATCGCGGCGTGCATCTTCGCGGTCATCTTGCGCTTATATATAGCGGATTGAAAATATACGTGATGATTTAACTTGTTAAACTGAAAATGAGAAATATCAGGAAATATATTTCTATTTTCCATTATGATTTTAGGAGTTATATTTGGATTTTGTGAAAGCGAATGATAAAACCATGGTTTATCCAGATCTGCTTTGACTATATCCCATGTTATATTTGGATTTTGTGAAAGCGAATGATAATCCCATTTTTTATCCGGATTTGCTTTGACTATATCCCATGTTATATTTGGATTTTGTGAAAGCGAATGATAAAACCATAGTTTATCCGGATCTGCTTTGACTATATCCCATGTTATATTTGGATTTTGTGAAAGCCAATCATAATTCCATGGTTTATCCTGGTTTGCTTGAACTATATCCCATGTAATATTTGGATTTTGTGAAAGCAATTCATAGTTCCATTGTTTATCGGGGTTAGCTTGAACTATATCCCATGTGATATTAGGATTACTGGAAAGCCAATAATAATCCCACGGTTTATCCGGATTTGCTTTGACTATATCCCATGTTATATTAAGATTTCGTGAAAGCGAATCATAATCCCATTCTTTATTCGGATTTGATTGAACTATTTCCCAGATTATATTAGGATTACTGGAAAGCCAATAATAATTCCACGGTTTATCCGAATTTGCTTTAACTATATCCCATGTGATATTAAGATTTCGTGAAAGCGAATGATAATTCCATGGTTTATCCGGATTTGCGCAAACAATATTCCATGTAATATTATGGTTTCGTGAAAGCCAATAATAATCCCAAGATATATTAGGATTTGCTTGAATGAATTCCCAAAATGAATTGCGCGGCATTTCTTATCGTAACTATTATAAAAAAAGAATTCATTTTTATAATTCATATTCTATATTTTACACACTCTTGCAAATATTGTTCCGGGAAAATCTTCCGCAGCACCGTCTTGAATATAAAATTGAAGATGAAGAATGTAATATAATAACTAAACTATGGACTTATGAAGATGTAAAAGAATTAGTTAAAAAATGGATAAGACAAAGGATAGTTGATAAAAAACCAAATTTATGTGTTTTGTTATCAAATATAGAAACTTTAATGTATTGTTATGAAGGAAATGTTGTTGAAGAACCATCAATAAGAGTTTATGGAGAAATTGTTAGACCAAATGCGGATATTCCTG